ACTCCTTTTTTATGTGGTTGGATGAATTAATGAATTTGTAAAGCTGGTATGGCGTTATTATAAAACGGCTATGGATTCCCAAAATGCGTTTTACGGCCTCTACGCATGTGAAGGGCATAAGAGGTGCCGGCTTAAGTTTTTTGTGATTAGGCGTTGCCGGCAAAATCTTATGACCCTGGCTTGTAAGCCATTCTGTGAGATCAAAACTCAGAGGTAATTTCTGCGACACAATTTCGGTATAATGCGATAGCGGATCAAATGTGATCCAGTGATCACCGTCATTGAAGACAACAAAGCAGTGTTGAAACCCTTTCTTCAGAAAACGAAGGATTTTTAACTCGCTGTTGCCGGAAAATACGACCCATGTTTTTTTAGGTGATTCTACCGTTTCGTTTTGCAAGGTGGTCGGGGCTGTCATACTCTCGCCCCCTGCTGAGGCATATTATGGTATGCGTGAGGGAATGGGATAATCTTTCTTTCAATAATGCCCTTATCCTCAAGAATTTCCCCCAAAATTTCCATGGCTTCAGTCCACAGATAGAACGATTTTTGTTCCTTCGGATGGTATTTGTTAGGGGCCATATTTCTGATGCCGTAATGTCGCATAACGTATATTTGGTCACGACTTAAACGGCAGTTTCTATACAATCTATCGACTATTTTCAAAATATCTATCGCCTCGCAAGGCCTTACGCAGTCCCCCTCTCCTGCTGTGAATTTGGCACCTTCAGCACGTGCCATGTAAGTCCGGACAAACCAAAACCAGGCCTCTTCCGCATCACTGAAAAGCGTTACATTTAAAGTCGGATCATCTGACGAATAAGTATAAATTTTCACTTTCTTTCACCTTTTTGTTTTATATCTGTTCTTTATATGTTCTTATTGATGCCAGATTAAAAATAGTTGTCAAGAAAATAATAGGACTTTTTTCCTATTTGATATTTACAGTAGATATGGGAGGTTATTTACTATGTTTTCACATGAGGATATTTGGAATGGGATAGATCGCCTTGCGACAGCGCATGATCTTTCAACGTCAGGGCTTGCGAAAAAGGCAGGGCTTGATCCAACGACATTTAATAAAAGCAAGCGTCAAACGCCGGAAGGAAAACCTCGCTGGCCATCAACAGAAAGCCTGTCTAAAATATTATCTGTAACAGGTGCAACGCTGAGCGATCTGACTGAACTTATAGAATCCAAAGGGAAAAAACCGTCTCATACAGCAGATAAAACACCTTTTTCTATTACATCTATCTCTTTTAAGGATACAGAGAAAAACCATGGTTTTGATCCGGCCCACACAAAACATGGCTCCTCCGTTGTATCTTTGGAGCAAGTTTTTGAATTTGAAAAATTTGCCAAGTCAGTCGTGCTTTCAGTGTTGCTTGACACGGATGAATTTGAACCGCTTTACAGGAAAAACTCACATTTGGTATGTCGGTTAACTGAAACATTAGAAGATGGTGACAGGGTTTTGGTTAAATCCACGACCGGAAAAATATTTATCAGTGAAGTCAGCAGCTATAACAAGGGGATTATAGAATTAAAATGTATGACAGGTAAAAACCCGTCAAGACGTGTTGAGATGAGCGACGCATCCTGGATTGCCAAGATAATATGGACGTCACAGTCTTGATATGACTTTCACGAAAAGATAAGACTATTGATAGAGCAATCTGAATCATAAAAGGAAAACCATGGCAACACCTTCAGAACTTAAAGCTGCACAAGCCTTGCTGAACACGAAATGTGTTTTGTTTAACGCTAAAAAACCTTTTGTTTTCACATCAGGCAGAATAAGCCCCGTATATGTTGATATTCGCAGGCTCATCGCCTTCCCTCAGGAGCGCAACATGCTGATGGGGATGGCCGCCGAAAAACTGAGTGAGCTTGACCTCGACTTTATAGCAGGCGGTGAAACCGCCGGAATTCCTTATGCTGCTTTTATTTCTGAGCGTTTAAACAAGCCTATGCTTTATGTACGAAAAAAGCCAAAAGGCTTCGGTCGCATGGCGCAAATTGAGGGTTGCATGGATGAGGACGGTAAATCTGTAATCCTTGTTGAAGACCTCCAAACTGATGGTGGCAGCAAGAAACTTTTCATTGATGTTTTACGCGAGGCCGGTGCTAAGGTTGAACACTCTTTTGTCGTTTTCCATTATGGTATTTTCGATCAATCTGTACAAAATATGAAGGATTTAGGCGTTACTTTGCATGAGCTTACGAACTGGTGGGCTGTTCTGGACGTTGCCCGAGAGAATAAATATTTTGACGAGGAGACTTTAGAGTCAGTTGAGTTCTTCCTAAACAACCCTGATAAATGGGCCGAAAAGAATGCCCACCTTGCTGACACGAAAACAGCGTAAGGACAAAGTTATATGAAACTGCATTTTCTTCATGCCGATTCACCTCCAGCTGAAAAAGCCTTTAAAAAACTGACCGGCCGTTATGGTCAAAACCCACGGGAAGACGCTGATACTATCGTTGTTCTGGGTGGGGACGGGACAATTCTTGAAACGCTTCATGAAGGTATAAAAAGAGCAGAAAACACCCCCGTTTATGGGCTGAATTACGGTTCCCTGGGATTTTTGCTTAACCCTCAGACTGATAGTGTCGGAGACCTGCCGGAAAGAATTGCGGCCAGTTCGCAAGTCACCATCCACCCTTTGCGCATGAACTGCACTTGTGTTGATGGTCAAAATCACGATGCGATTGCTTTTAACGAAGTCTCTCTGATGCGAGAGCGTCGTCAGGCGGCAAAAATAGAGCTTTATATTAATGATGTAAAACGTATGGAAGAGCTGGTCTGTGACGGGGTTATGGTCGCAACTCCGGCCGGAAGTACTGCTTATAACCTGTCAGCTCATGGACCTATCCTGCCTATTGATGCAAATGTCCTGACCTTAACCCCTATCTCTGCCTTTCGTCCCAGACGCTGGCGCGGCGCTGTTTTGCCCGAAAAGGCCTGCTTTACCTTCAAAATACTAGAGCAAGATAAAAGGCCCGTCAGTGCAACGGCTGATTTTACTGAAATCAGAGAGGTGTCTGAGGTTAAAGTCTGGCAGAGTAAAGATCTTTCAAAAACGCTGCTTTTCGACCCTGATCATAATCTTGAAGAGCGGATTTTACGCGAACAATTCGCAAGTTAGCATATTTTTTAAAATAGCTCTGGACGAGCACAGCTGCTTGCAGTATAAAACCAGACGTTACCGACTTATCTTTTTTCCGTGCTCAGGTAGCTCAGTCGGTAGAGCAAAGGACTGAAAATCCTTGTGTCGCCGGTTCGATCCCGGCCCTGAGCACCATTTACTGAATCCCAGAAGTACACAGAAGTTCCTAGAAGGACGAAAAGCCCGCCATTTATAAGGGCTATTTCGCGCTTGACTGTTCACCGTTGTTCGTGGAAGTATTCCCAAAGCAAGCCCTATTTGGGGGCAAGTATGGGGGCAAGACTTTACACATGGGGGCAAAATGGCGTTGACTGACCTTAAATGCAAGGGCGCGAAGCCTAAGGACAAGGCTTACAAGCTATTCGACGGTATGGGATTATATCTTGAGATAATCCCGAGTGGCAAGAAATTCTGGCGAATCAAATACAGGTATCTGGGTAAGGAAAAAAGAATATCCCTTGGAGAATACCCCCTGGTCACGTTGCAAGCTGCCAGAGATAAATGCCTGGAGTGTAAAAAACTACTCCAAGACAACAAGGATCCCTCTTTAGAAAGGAAAAAAAGCATCCAGGCTATGCAGACAGAGGCCAGCAACTCTTTTCAAAGTATTGCTGACGAGTGGATAGACAAAAACAAAGTTAGATGGAGTGAAGGTTATCTAAAGAAGGTAAGAAGAAGCTTAGAGATACACGTTTTCCCTTTTATAGGAAAAGACCCGATAAACAATATCAAGGCTATAGACTTAATGCGTAAATGCTTTTCCAGAATGGAAGAAAAAGGCATTAGCGATTTACTAGACCGAACAAGACAGATATGTAATCAGATATTCAGGTATGGGATCCAGACTAATAGATGTACCGAAAATCCAGCGGACCAGTTAAGGGGCGCGTTGGCTACACGGCCTCATTCTCATTACAGGAGCATAGATATAAATGACCTGTCCGAGTTCCTTAGAAACCTGGAGCGCAACGAGGCGCGGCTCTATGAGCAGACACGCAGGGCAGTATGGTTTTCCATCTATACGTTTTGCAGACCGGGCGAAATAAGAAAGGCGCAATGGGAACACATTGACTTGCCTAACGCTCGCTGGATAATTCCGGCAAGGTTTATGAAGAAAAGGCGAGATCATGTCGTCCCTTTATCACAGCAATCCTTAAAGATAATAAAAATGCAGAAAAGTGACCTGTACGGTATAAAAACCCCTTATGTTTTTCCTTCTGTCGTAAGATTCTCAAACCCCATGAGCGAGAATACAGTCAATCAGGCGATAAAGAGAATTGGCTTCGGTAACAAGATGGTAGCTCACGGCTTTAGGGCATTAGCACGTACGCAGATTAGGGAAAAATTAAAGTATGATAGCGATATTATAGAAAAACAGCTTGCACACAAATCCTCTGGCCCTTTAGGTGAGGCTTACGATAGAACCGAATTTATAGAAGACAGGACGAAAATGATGCAAGAATGGGCCGACTTCGTGGATGGCTTCCTTTAATCCCAGTTATACTGTGGTTCTAAACCCAAGCCCGCTCGGCACATATCCACCCTGTAGGCCTGACACATCTGATATTCTGCTATGGCCTTATCGGTTTTTTCAGGAGGTAGGCATTGCCTACAATCCTCTCTCGGGTCATTTGCTATTATAGTTTTTGTGCAACCAGTCATTAACAGCGTCAACACGACCGCCAACACAATCACTGTCACTAGCAGGAAGAATTTCTTTGACTGCATCACCATACCCCTTTTCTATTTCTGATTTCTGTTTGGAAGATTTCTCAGCAAATTCCATTTGCTCTAGCAAGTATTCTGTCTCACGGGCATCGTACCCCTTACTGTATTGAAACTTTCCGTAAATAAACACGGAAACCAAGAGGGCAACTATACAGATCCCTCCGACTATCAGTTTGTTACCCACCATACGCCTCCTTAATAGCCTGAATAAAGTCCTCAACCCTTACAGGGGTCTGGCGATACCAGAGCGATTTCTTTAGATTGGATATGACCTTCTTGCAATCACCCTTTACCAACAAAGGATAGGAGGTTTTAAACACCCTCGACCAATCGCCAAGCTGGAAGTTTACAGAAATGAGAGCTGCTAAAAAATCTGAGTTATACTTACACGGGTCGTCAAACTGGCCTAGCTCATAGGCTTGCTTTATGGAGGCTTCTAAGGCCTTTTCAGAATCCTTTTCAAAGGTATCCATTATCCATTTATCAGACACCTTCTCGCCATACTCCAGCTTGTCCTGCGGCAACACAAGATGCCCTATGCCTACCGTCAGTTTTCCCAAGCTATCCTTATATACGTGGTTTCTATAACCCTCCCTCAGCTTTGCATGGGAGAACCATTTGTCCTTGGCGTTTTCTATTGCGCGCTCTTTAAAGTAGCTTCTCATTTCTTCCTCTTTATGTTTTTGCGGTCGTACCAGTTGTGACGGCACTCGTTGCATTTAAACCGTTGCTTAGTGCCGGATTTCCTTTGAACAACACCGCGCTTATTAAAGTCGATAGACAGGCAGACGGGGCAGTGTCGAACCATCTCCCCATCAGGGTAGAACTCACGGGCGTAGACAGACAGATCAGGGTGTGTGTGGTGATATGCCCTTAGTTTCTTGTAGATTTGCGCAGTGACTATCACGTCCTGTTTATTGTACTTCCGCATATATCGAAGGGCATCTGGACAGCCCTTTTTGCAGGCATTCCAATCAGGAGAGTTGTCTTTAAGGTCTAGCCCCAGAAAGTCAGCTATATATGAGAGTTTATTAGACGTGAATTTGAAGTATTTTCGCGCCATCTTGAGGGTGTCTATCTGCACTTTCTTGCCCAAAGGAGGCAGGCCGTAACTGATAGCGCGCGCATTGAATTTCTTTAGATCAAAGGCGTCTGAGTTATGACCGATTAACACTTCTGCCTGATCTAGGACATGATGCAATGCCTTTACAACACCCTCATCATTTAAAGGGTCTTCGCACCTTACTGAAAGAGCATGTGCCTTATCATCATCAAGCCATTTAACGGCCGCTCCTAAAAGTGTCCAGTCACGCTTTATGTATTTTGGGTCAAAGCGTCTTGTAAAGACTTTGAGGTCATATTGGTTTATCTCTAAAGTGAGGTCTGTACACTCAACATCCCATATCAGTATTTTCTTTTTGACATGGGTGTCCATGCCGAGGCGCAAGCCACTGGCTGTTTCAATCATCTGATTCCTTTATTTAGAGAGGCGGGATTTTATAATATCAAGGGCGGTATCCACGGCTTTATCGAACCAGCCGCCCAGGAATATCCTATCGGCTGATAGAGCTATAAGTGTTCCGATAACTGTTGCCCACGCGAAGCCTAAGCCGCCTTCAAAGCTGGCCATGCTGGCCAAACCCCCTATGGGGGCAGAAACGACAAGTGCCTTGAGATAGGTGTGTGCGCGCCGTTCCTCAACTGTAAAAAGCGTCTTCGAGATTACTATGGCGCATATCCACATCAGTGAATACACAAGAGGGTTAAAGAGAAGAAGAAAATTCGATGCGATAAAAAAAGAGGCGTCTACTATGGCTGATTTAAGTGTCATTTATCCCTCCATTTCCGCGTTAAAGGCTGATTTAACTCCTTCGACATCTGATATACTGCCATCTTCTATCGATTGCCTGACGATTCCAGCCGCATCAACACACTTCTGAACATGCTCAGCTATCGCAACGCCTATTGACTTAATCTGCAAGGCAGTAAGCTGGACATCTTCTCCGTTAAGAACAAAATTAAAGGCCTCCGTATCTGGTAGGCCTTTTAAAATTATCTCGGTGATTTTTCCGTTTATGAGAATTTTATCTCTGTCCCTGGTTGGTATTTCCATACCCCCCGCGCTTATGCCTCCAGTTTCGACTTGCCATCTGTGGTTATCAAGGACGGACATTAAGTCTAAGTCGGGTGCCGGCAAAATAAAATCGTCCCCATCCACAACCATGCCACAGACAACGCTGTCATCTACCTCTATAAAACCATCTTGTTTATTCGGTTGTTTTTGAACGACAACCCCATTATTTACTTTTACGTATGCCATTTATCCAACCTTCCATAGTTTTATATCTGTATAAACATCAATACCTGAGCTAAAATCAGAATCACCCTGATAGCTGTTAGCGACGCCGCTTGCTATCTGGCTTTGTATTTTTATTTCTGATTCCACTCCAAGTGTAAATCTTCCCTGGAATGCTTTTACGTCAAACCCACCTAAGTTTTTGCTGGTTAAACCCTGCTGTATATCAGCAGAAGCCGTTATATTATATAATTTATCTCGTGTATTAGCGTATGATGATGATGCAGCGCCATTTGCTGTTACACATATAAACTCGTATGATCCGGCGGGAATTGTAATTACTCCACTTGTTAATGGTGAAGCGCCATAAACGGAAGTATCATTATAAACTACAGTGTTAGGCACTCTATCAGTCCAACTTGTTGTGAGGGCGTTTCCGGGAACTCCCGCTGTCTGTTGCTCTTGAATATGCAACAAAGGCGCACCGAAAGCATCCCCCGGCTGAACAGCCGTATCAGCCTTCTCCCCCTGTTCTGCTGTGGCGGTATTATTCGTAGCGATTACCACAGCCATTTCCAGCTCGTCATCGTACTGGATAATTGCGAATTTATTATCACTATCAAGCGATAAATCAGATCCAGATCCAGTGATAATATTTCCGGTGTTGTGCTTTAAAACAACAGTTCTGTCAGTATTGGCGGGTCGTATCACAAGTATCTGCCCATCTGCCATGCCGTTTATTGTATCAAGATCGTCTGTTGCCGCGTCTGATTCCGTGTCGATAGTGTGGCTAACCCCGGTTACAGTTACAGCCCCGGAGGATATTGTTAACTCCCCCTTGTCTTTAAAAGCAACTTTACTGCTGAATGTATTGTCGCCTGTAAATTCCTGGCTTGTTCTTAGGGTGGCCATTACAGCGGATATGTTGACTTGCCTTACGTTTCTTGTCCCGGCTCCCCAGTCAACGGCGGCACCTGCGTTGGAGCTCGCCAGCACCTCATCCCGACTTAATATGTCAGGATCTCCGGCTGTTACTGTTCCTATACCTGACTCCCAGTCCTCCCCGTCATCTATGTGGTAGTAAGTCTGGTTTGTATCACCTATTCCAGCAACGAATGATTGAAACCCGGTTGGTGGCCCTGCGAGAAGTATATCTCCCGTTCCTTGTGTAGTAGAAGTCTCAAATACTCTATCTGCAATCACTATCATGCGGGTATCTCCTCAATCTGGTATCGTTTTTTGTAAATCTCATGGTAAGGCAGCTCTATCGGTTCAAGCTGCGTAATAAGTCCGTAAATGTGTGATCTCTGGATATTTTCCGAGGTTGCGTCAAACACATAAAGAACATCGCGTGACACGCCTCTGCGCTTGTCGAAGTCATACAAAGAATTGGCCTCTGCCCTGCTCAGGAATCCGAAAGAGAAGTCTACTGTTTTAAAGGGTTGTCGCCTTAGGGGGTTAGGTTCACCGGACATCGTTCTTGTGACTCTGGAGTTGTCTTTCAAGCCCTCCTTAAAACCATATTCAGCGTTCTTCTCAGGAATAAAGGCGTTAGAGATGTAAAGCCTGCCCGCCTCGAAATAGTCGCCTGAATGGGATATTTCTAATTTCCAATAGCGATAGGTTTCATCCAAAAGGTGGATAAATAGGTTTTTGTCTTCTCCAATGTCATCCCCTGATATGAGGTTAAGGCTTCCGCTTGTATAATCCGTGCAGTCAGAAGTAGTTCCGGCCTTTACGGTTACACTACCGGTGCCATTATGGCCTATGAGCGCAACGCAGTTCACGTCCTTGGCCGCAGACAGATCTATGTTTATCTCTGCCTCTGATGATGTCCTGTACTTTACCTTTAAGGAGCGTTTTTTTAGGTTCCCCACATTCATGTCACCCATGCCTTGCGTTCCTGTAATTACCGCATTATCCGATAACTCAGGGCTTGCCAGTAAGACATTCGTCATCCCCATAACTCCAATCTGGTTTCATTTGTTTCTGCATCTTCTGAGATGGATGTGATAAAAAAGGGCTTGCCGTTTTCCAGACCAGCCCTTGAGGTTTTCAGTGTTATTGTGTCACCTATAAAAACCCTGAATAATAGGTTGCTCACAGTGACTTTTATGATCTGCCTTTGTGCTCCATATATGCGCTGCATCCTCTCCGAAATTCCTTCGGCCTCTGACAGGGATGAAAGATATGTACTAAAGGCTCTTTTTACAGAGGCATTTGTTTTTCTCCGTATTGAGCGGTCTTCTATAACAAGCTTGCGGAAGTCTTCTCTGGTGAACTCCCTAAGTTCGGAAGCTGCGGCCAGTTCGTCATCATTTTGAGAAGTCCAGTTCTTCTTAAAGCCTATCTCTATTTGCCAAGCAGGCGAGATATTCTTATCAACCTCAAAGCTTCCGTCAGAAATCATGTCTTCATTTATCTCAAGAACGGGTAATGAAGGGGCATCTATTACACCCAGAGAAAGAAGCCCGGAGCGCGTGAATACCCAGAAGCCATGAACTGGATTCACAAGGTCATCAAGTATCCTTCTGGCATCGGTTTCTGAGTTAATGAAAAGCCCACTGTTTACCGGAACAGCCTCATCAAATCTGTTAAATGCACCACCGTCTATTTCAGAGGTTGATAGCGATCTGAAACCCAGTCTTTTTGTCACGATGTTGCGAATAATCGCTCCTATTCGTGCGCTATAACCGTCCTCATTATCGCCTTTTATGTCTGCCGTTATTCGTCCTGATGGGTTTGTTCCCAGCTTGATATAGCCGCCGGATAATTGCGTTTTATACTGTCCTGCACTTACAGTAGCACTTGTAATGTCCTCAACGTCCCCGCCGCTTGTAAGCTCTACACCCTTATCATACACGGCCATGACTTCTTCCATCGACCCATCGTGAACTTGATAAATAAGGTTTTCGCTATCCACTAAAACAGCCGATACATTATAGCACTCACCAAAGGCTAAAGGCTTGATCGCGTTTCTTAAATCGTCTCCGCCCTCAAGGCCACCAGTTCCCAGATAAAGACTCTGCTTAAACTCGGTTTCAAGAAGACTCGATTTGTCAGAGATATTTATGATTATCTCTTCTTCATTGAACTCCGGCTCAGTTGCCAGACCCTCGAATATTTTCTCAAACTGGGAATAAGAAAAGTCACGCCCGCCTGCGTAGACTGATATGTTACGCCCACCCCAGTAGTAGCTTGTAAGCCTATCAAGTTCCCCGTCAGCATTTATAAGCCTGATTGCTCCGAATGAAGGAAGCCCGCCCCTAAATTCTTCCCCACTCAGTATAGATACATCGAACTGAAAAGGGTTGGAGGTAAGAGGCTGATAAGATGTATTAGGCAGACTATCCTCCGGTTCTGTAAAGAAACCAACATCAGATATATATATTGTCTCTTCACCGCCCCTGTAAGAAAACCCAAATTCCCCAGTGCAGGTAAGTCCTGTCGGTGCGGGGGAGGGAATAAAGTTTTCCTTCTTATCATCATAAGGGCTAAGCTCAATAAGATAGACAAGCTCAATGTCAGGCTCTTTTAATAGCTCCTTAAATGCACTCGTAACAGCAAGGCTTAATCCTTCTGGAATCTCACCTGTGCTGAGCTCTCCTGTTGATCTAAGCATTCATCTTCACCACTGCATTACCAAAACGCTCATTGGCTTTTCTTAGCCTTGTGTTTTCCTCTCTTAGCGCTTTCATTTCAGTAAGTAGTTGCTGCATAATAGAGGTCTGTTCTGCGTTCGATACTGCTATGTCACGGGAAATGTCGTCAGTTAATCCTCCGGGTGCGCCAAGCGTGTCAGCAATTCCCGTAACTGTCTGCCTTACATAGGCCTCCAAGCTGGCATACGCCTCGGATGAGGCGAATATATCCCTACCCAAACCTAGAAGCGTCGATGCCTGATTAGCTACTGCATTTATATTTGTATAATCGCCTGAATTAATACCCTGAATGCTTTTATCGAACTCGGAACGGGCTAGGCTAAGCCTTTCCACATTGCTTAATGAGGATCCGCTTGAAAGAGCCTGGCTGTCCAGAAAGTCCTGCAATCCTCCCAAGGCGGAATTGACTATATTCTTTCTCTGCGCCTCGTAACCCTCTGTTATCTTGTCCAGAGGGAGACCAAGAGCTACTGCTCTGTCTTTTAATGCACTAAACTGGTCATCAAGAGCCGATAGAGCCTGTTTTAAAGGGTTTACTGTTTCGACTTGTTCACCTAGTATACTCTGAATTAAAGCAACATCAGATAAGGCGTTTTCTAAATTGCTGTTCATTGAAAATGCTTTTGTTATAGCACTTTCCAATTCGTCTGTTATGCCTGAATAGTCAGCATTTGAAAGAACCCTCAGCACACCATATTCCAAGGCTTTGTCCGCATCACTAAAGCCACGAACGCCGTTATTCCTTAAATCACGGTCTCTGCTGCTAAAACTATCAACACCACTAACGCCAACACGGATTCTTCCCCCGTCCCTCTTACCGCTTGTGGAAAATCTCAGTGTACCCGCTGAGGCAACATCCAACCCCAATGTGGAAATGGTTTCGTTCAGCACATCCATTGCAGTGCTTTGTAATGATTTAAAGGCTTTTCTTTGACTGCTGCTCGCCTCGTCATGGGAAAGATTACCCTTGGTGAAAGCACCATTTCTAAAGTCCACATCTGTTCCTGAGAACTGTGATGGGGTCGAGCCCCCGAATAGGCCACCGAGGGCAGACCCCAAGAAAGAACCTATTCCTGCCCCAACACCGGGTATTGGTATCAATGCCTGACCAGCCAAAGCCCCCAAGGTGCTTGCCCCGGCGTTAACAAACATGTTGCTGTTACCAAGACCGAGCAGGTTGGCAGCGAGCCCACCTATAGCGCCCCCTGCAAGAGTGCTTCCAAGAGTTGCTGATCCAAAAATAGAACCCGGTGCGGCTGGGCCATATACGCCTGATGGAAGAGCCTGACCAAATCCTAGAGACTGACCAATCCCCCCGGGGAACATTCCCCCAAGGGTAATAGGATTGCCGCCACTAAATATGTTAGATATACTCCCCAGATTAGATAGACTGAATCCTCCACCGGAGCCACCTGAAATAATAGATCCCAGCCCTGCGGCGTTCGCGCCAGAAGATGACATACCCACGCCAGCGACTGACGCCCCGATACTCAACATAATTGGCCTTAATGTCGCCTGATATGCTATCTCTGCAAGAAAGTCTGTAAAGCTGGCTTTCGCTCCCTCGATAAACCTTTTGAAACCGCCTTCACTCTCTTTAAAAGCGTCCTTAAAAGCCCCGGCAAGGTCGCGCTCTATATCTGACGTTAAATCATCAATCGCACTTGGAATTTCGTCATTCAGATTGTCATTGAGCTTTCCGGCTTCTTTGTTCACGTCCCCCATGCCACTCTTTATGTCTTCGATAAGGTCTGTGACCTCATTTTCATTGGAGCTCTTTCCGGAACCTGTATCAGAGGTCGATATAGATGTGTTTAATTCCTCTAAGTCGGCGCGCGTTCTGTTTCTTACCCTATTTAAAAAATCAGATGAGCCGTTTATTATATCCCGGCCCCGAGCTAGGTTTATTTCGGCAAAACTCATACCCGCAAGCCGTTTAACATCATCAGAAAGCGGGATATCCGTAGTCATCGGTATTTTGTTATAGAGTTGGACAGCCTGCCCATATACGGATTTAATTGTATCTAATGCGACTAAGAAAGGACTACTGAGTATACTCGCTATACCCTTAAAGCCCTCAATAATAATATTGCGGAAATTAAAGAAGACTTGCGCGCCATTCTTTCCCAAGAATTCCGTTTCTTTTAAGGCGTTACCAATTTCGTCCTTGAATAGGACAAGGGCGGCGGTACCGCTAGAAATAGCAGTCACTAGCAGTCCTATGGGATTGGAGGCTACGGCAACTGTCAAGCCTTTAACCGCAGTTGTTATAGAGCGAACTGCTCCTGCAGCTCCACCAAGTGAAGCTATAACAGACGCTGCGCCCAAGCCTAGTAGACCAGCAGCAGCTACTGCACTCCACTTTACAATAGAGGTTAAGTTCTCAGTTATAGTTGATAGGGCGGGGGCTAGCTTGGTAACAGCGAGATCTCCAACCTCTAACATCTGAACCTTTACAGCCGCAAGAAATGAATTTAGCTTAAAGCCTGGGCTGTCGGCCATTTTATTAAAAGCCTCTTCTGTCGCGCCTGCCTTTACCCCCATATCTTCAAGGATTTCATAGAAAGATTTTCCAGCTTCACCGCTCAGAGCCATGATGGGAACTAGAGCCTCGACCCCGCCAAATAGCTGAGCGAGTTTTTCTGTGCTGCCTCCTGTTTTTTCTGTAAGATCTGATAAGAATTCCGCAAGCCCCTTAGCCTCAAGCCCTGTTGCTGTAAAATCAATTCCAAGCTGTTCGGCCATCTTGCTGGCTTCACTTGTCGGCTTGGCTACCGCCGCCAATACAGCCCTTACCCCTGTGATAGACTCTTGTGTCGATATACCGCCTTTTGTCAGAGCAGACACAGCAGCGGTCAGCTCGTCAAACTCAACGCCTACTGACGCGGCAATAGGGGCAACCTTACCCAGCCCAGCAGAAAGCTCTCCAATTGTCGTCTTACCAGCTTTCATGGCTATAAAAAGGCTGTCTGAAACCGCAGCGGCACTTTCTACTCTATCGCCATAAGCATTAAGAACGGATGTTAAGCCGTCAGCCGCAATCGATATGTCGGTAACACCACCGATGGCCAGCTTGTTAGCTGCCGTAAGGGTTTCTGTGGCCTGAGCCGCGCTACTCGCCCCTGCTGATATAATTTGATAAAGCGCCTTCGATTGCTGTACAGGTGTAGAGGCAAACTGCACAGCCTGTTGCTTTGCTGCCTTTGTCAGGGCTTCCATTTCACCCTTGGTGTCACCTAAAAGGGTTGATAGCTCTGACATTGCAGTGCTGAACTCTATGGAAGCGCGCGTTGCGGATCTGAGAAAGACAAGTGCGGCACTTACCCCACCGATTGCGACTAATGCTTTTCTTAGCCGGTCTGCCGAATTGGTGGCTCTGTCACCAGAATTAGCGATATCATCTAGGTCACGCTTAATAATGCGCGCACCGTTGCCATCAGACCTAACAGCAATAAATATTTCGGCATCACTCATTTACTGCTTGTCCTTTCTTTTTTTAAGATTGTGCCTGCACCATTTCCATTTCGCGGATATGGCTAATTAGCGTGTCTATGTCGTTTTTATTGGTGAGGCCATTGAACTCAGCCCAAAGGATAATTTTACTAAACGGTATTTTCCCTGCTGCCATTCCAACTTGGCGCTCCGTTTGTAGCTCTTGGAATGCGTTAATATAAAACTCTAAACCAGGGTAAAGTTCGGGCTTGTTTTTGAGAGCCTTGGACTCCCCGAACTTTTCTTCGATTAGCTCTAGCTCATCGGTCTTATCGCCCCAATCTCTGTGCCAGATTAGGACTTCGGTGAGTTTTTTGCTTCAGCCTTTTCTTGCTCCTTAACCTCTTCGGCCTTCTCTTTGGCAACAGATATAAGGTCTGCAAAAAGGTCAGGATATTCAGTTAACAGCTTTACAGCGTTTTCTTTACTATATGATGCCTTTTTACCGTCAATTTTTACGTCACCTGTCCACCCAGTAAAGACATCCTCAGCAAATAACTTTGCCATTTCTTTGTTTTTCTGCTCATAAAGCTTTTCAACAGCATCATCGGAAAGCTGACCTTTTTCAGCCATGCGCTCTTTTCTGGCATATTTAGCATTTACCATGCTCATTGCAGTTGCAAATTTTCTGCTTTTAAGCGCCTCTATATCCATTTTGATCTTATAATCAAAGTAGTCTTCTGTGTGTTCGTTTATACTTGTCATGTTTTCCTCATCGAGTTGGTGCGGGGGAAGGCCACCCGATGAAGGCCACCCCCACATAGTTAAAAGTCATCGGGATTTGATTGATTAAGCTGCTGGTGTGCGGACAATTTCCATTACGGCATCTTCGCCCTCGTCATAATCAGCTTCAAAGGTAAACTCCATCCGGACATCTTGGTTTGGCCCGGGTGTAGATGTTGGATTGTTGGTTATCGTGATACGCGGGATGCTGAAAACGTAATTCATTTCAGACGCGCCACCTAACTTGAAGGATAAGTCGGTTTTCGTATCGGAAAGCCATAAATCCATCATCTCTTCATTTTCGAAGTACGCTACGCCATTTCCGCTTACTTCGAAGTCCCCAAGTCCTCTACCGCGAGAAGACAAGCTGCCAAGAACTGGCCTTTCATAAGCGTTGTTAGTGATGCTTATATCAAGGCTAACCATTGCTGGGTCTGATATCCCTGTCATTGCAAGGTCGGCAAATTTCTGAGAAGTGTCGAATACCGGATTAGTATTAGCTGCATTATATGTCGCGCCTGTAATAGCGGCTTGGGCTGATGTCATTTCCTTCGACATAATTCCAAAGCTTCCAGAAACAAAGTCCTTGGTTGGTATAGAGAGGTTGAAGGAGTTCACGTAAGAGCCTGGAAAGCGGTGGTACTGATCTCCATCGTCTGCTGCGAAGGTCTTTTCTATTGTAAATGACTTTCGAGTTGAGCCGTTTACCAAGACATTGCTTTCCCACGTGCTGTAGAATAAAGCCTCAAGGAAGTCATCGAAGGTTCCGTAACTTAACGCAAAGGATATGTCACCCCCTGCATCTGCCCCTGTCCGCACTGATGGCGAAGCAGTACGGTTGGAGCGTATCTCGTTAGCTCTTTGATGCTGTGTGTTATAATTCAGAGTTTCGCTTTGGAACCTCAGCTCCTGAAATTCAGGCGTTGCGGGTGTTACGCCGTACGTGCTTTCTTCTACATAAGCCATTCTGGTTTGTGAACTGTCTGTCATTTAAATCTCCTTTAGGCATAAAAAAAGCCCCATCGCGGGGCTGTTCGTGAGTTGTTCGGGTTAAGTAATTCTGTCATATTCAAACTCGGCTGATACATTCCATTGATACCAACCGTTATTATCTGCCCCTATGTCACGGGCATTGACGTTTCTGAATTGTATTCCGTTTAATCCATTTGATATGAATATGTCTGCGGCTGCATCGGCCTTGGCTCTGGCATCCGTTGAGGCTCTACCCTCTTTCTGGAAGACCTGAATATAAACCATGCCTATACGACGGTGCATATTATTGCCCGGTGAGCCTATAGAGGCTTGGAAAGCATCGTTGTTTTTCATCGAGAACCTAACCCATGTTGAGTTAGGCTTGTTAAAATTAACGTCAGGCCACGAGATAGGTGTAAGGCCATTCCACTCAGTTTTGAAATAAGCTCTTACTGCCGCCTCGGCCTGTCCAAAGTTCATGTTTTAGCGAGTTCCTTTGCTTTGCGGTTTGCGACTTGTACTGCCCTTTCGACAAATCCCTCTGGCTGTTGAACAGATGTACCGTCATTAAGAGGGCGAATATAAGGGAGGTTATTCGAGATATAGATTGTATCGCCCAATTTATAGGACTTCATAACTTCCTTCATCTTTGCTTCGGAGGCCACGCCATCATCTGGTTCTTTAATCTCAATATTTACGTTATCTATATCTGGCCACCAATTCGATTTAGCTCGGCTAGTATCCACTGGGGTATCTTGGATAAGTTGTCCGTGCAAAATAAGGGCGGTGTCCCTAGTCACATCATCAAGCTTTTCTTCAACCTTAACCTTATATGCTCTTTCAAGTTGAGCGCGGAAATTGCTCATCGTCTTATCTGCACCATATAAAGGATTGGTGTATCACCGGGCTGGACAACATCTGTGTTAATCACCTGATATGTCACATCACCATCTAATATCTCGGCTCCGTTATCCGGCTTGGCTATATTCGCCGCAAGTAAAAGAAGCTTGTCTTCCTGTCTAATAAGCTCACCGTCGATGTCTTTCGTGGCATATGAGGTGAACAAGCCTCTGGTTACTACCGTTGTAGTCTCACCCTCTGTGAAGGTGTCGTTCTCGACATCATAAACCATGTCACGATACGTCTGTATTGTTATAGAACGGCCTTTATCATCTATTTGCTTTAAAGCCGTGGTAGACATGTTCTGATATAATGTCATACGCGCACCGCCGGGGCGTTCCATGCCGAACCTTTGAGATAAGGCCTCAATAGCCCTGTAATGGCCGGACGACGCTTTCCGTCTGATGCGCCATCCATATACTCAACCTCAATTACATCCACCTTCTCACGCTTCACAGCGCGATCAAGGACGGGGTTAAGCTCTCCTGACAGGCTTTCCAGTGCTAAAATGCACACAGCCTGTTTTAATCGTTTGGGAATATCTCCTGATATATCGTAGTCCACATATACTGAGCCGTTGACATTGTATGTTCTTGGCCATGATAGAGGCTGGTCATTATCCACCAGATAACCGACCCACCTTCCCTCATAAACCTGTTCTATATAATCTGTGGCCTTTATCAGAGCCGCTTCTTTAACAGCATCTGTTCCTGTCCATGAAGAATTGGCACGGTCATTGTGGAAGCTATCCGCATAAGATACGGTTACATAGCTATTCGCATCGTTTACGATCGTGCCATCTTCTACTATCATTATTTCTTGCCCTTTTTAGGCTGTTCTTTTTGCTCCTGTTTAGGAGCCTCTTTATCTTCTTGCTTGGAAGCTTCCTTTTTAGGCTCGAAACGCTTATCCAGGATCTTATAACCCTCTTTACGTAGCTTTTCTTTTTCCTCTGCGCTTACAGGGTGTTTAACGTATTTGATCTTGTCTGCCATTTTGTCCTCGTGTGTTAGGTATTAGAAAGAAAAAGGCGGGTGTTACCCCGCCCTTCTCCTGTGTTACTGTGCTGCGTTGCCAATCGCAATAACACCAGCAGTATGCTTGATGTCAGTTGCAACCTTATCCCAGTTAGAACCTGTGGCCAACTCTGCATCAGTAGGTGATTTATTGCCATTGGCTGTATCCCAAGCATAGCCTTTAAGGCCAAGACCGAAGGTGTAATCAACTTGCATTGTGGTTTCGATACGCTGATTACCGTTTTTAGTCTCAACATTTGTAATAACGTCATTACCGTCATGCACAATCGCGGCAGATTCAGCCAAGCCTAGTACTTTTTGTGCGTCCAGGTCAGTGTCATAGTCAGCTTGGAACAGTGCAGGGGCATCAGTTACGATTACCGCCTTACCAAGAATGTCCACGACAGTCACATTACCAGCACGGAACAATTCCTGACCGTTGGCGAGGTTTTGGCCGATAAACTTGTGGTAAACCTGACCAGTCATTACATCTGCAACGATGTTACCGGACATGTCACCAAACTTGGCGTGTGCATTGTTAACCGCTGCGTATGACAGACCCGCACTAGCAGACACGTCATTTGTCGCATCAGCCTGATTGCTGATAGCTGCAACGAGTGCAGCAATTGCAGTATTCAACTGATCTTTCATCAAAGCCTCAGCAAAGTTACGAGATGCAACCTCAATACCTTCTGCCGTTGGTTTGCGTAACCATGTAAGCTGAGAAGGCTCGAACTTGATCGGACCGAAGCCACCAGCAACTTTTACTGAGTTGTGTTGTAGCTGTGTAAGATCTGTTGCTGACGCGCTTGAGTTTGTACCATAGCGATCAACACGACGCTGAGCTGAATGCAAAGCGGCAAAGAAAGACTCTTGAAAGAAATCTCCATCGAAGCCCTCTGTAGTCAGGCGAATTGCACCGTTAGAGGATTGGTTAAATTTATCTACCATCTGAGCCAGTGTCTCAATTGTGGCAGGCATGATGTATTCGTTAAATACCTTCATATCTGAAAGTGCCATAATATGTTTTCCTTATTTTGAATTGGATTGAAGTTCTGGATATTTAGAAGCGATTGCCGCAGCCCTTTGACTGCGATCTCCCCCCATGTCTCCTTTTGCACCGGACGCCTTGCCTCCAGTGTTCGAGCCATTGGCTCCACCGCCCCCGTTATCAGGAGCTGCTTTAAAGTGTTTCCCTTGGTCGCCTTGCGTCCATTCAGAAACGAAGTCTGTTAGTGGTTTTCCGTCGAATTGAGCTACTGTCTGCCCGTCAACGTCCGTGATCTCTGGTTTGTGTCTTGACTGAATAAGCGCCTTGGCTGCGTCCATGTATTGTGGAGCGACTCCTGCCTTGCTCAGCGCGTCTGTAAGGCCGTTATCAACCAAAAGAGAATGAAGTTTGCTGTCTTTATCAGCAATCTTGGCCTGATACTCAGACTCAATCTTTTTCATCTTCTCTTCATATGTCTTGGCAATCTTTTCGCTGTCACCGGATTTCAATGCAGCTTCTTCTTCTGCCTGTCTTTTTGCCTCAGCCTCGGCTTCAAGCTTTTGTTCCAACGCGCTCTTGTTATCTTTTTCTTTCTTGAGGTTTCCCAGAAGCTCCTCGTTCTTGGCTTTCAGTCCTGATGTGGCTTCTTCTACAGCCGCCTGGATTGCTGCCTTTGCTTCGTCTGTTTTAAGTAGTTCTGCTATTTCCATGAGCCTTGCTCTCCCCTTGGGATTGGTTGGTGTTGCGCCTGCCTTGCAGGCATTAAAAAAGCCCCTTTGCGGGGCTGGCGTATGCGTATGGATTTGAACCATAACCTGCAGTTTTGGAGACTGCCGTGCTGCCATTAACACTACACACACAAAAAAGCCCACTATGGGTTTCCCCATATCGGGCAATAAAAAACCCGCCGTGAAGCGGGTTAATGCGATTTATTTATTTCTCAGTTAGGCCAGATATACTTACCCTGACAGTTAAAATAACCATGCTTTGGCGGCTCTTTCATTATGGGTAGCTTTATAACTTCACCTTTGAAGAGTCCTTGCTTTCTTTTGTCTATAAATTCAGGCATACCTTTGGCTTTTTTCATTCCCATATTATACCCTAATCAAAGGCTTTTTCCCAGACGTTACTTCTTATTCTCGTCGGCAATCTCAACGAAATACATATATCCATCACGGAGCAGGAATTGCTCGTCTAGGATGCGCTCTTTTGGCACATTACCTAACCCATAAAAATCAATGTCGCCTATTTCTGCGTATCCGCTATCACTATGAAAGTAGACATCAGACATAGTAAAATCGCCATTTAAAGCAACGAAGTATTTTCCCTTTGCGGGCTGAGCGTCTTTTAGCTTTTTCATATTTGTATTATACCCTACTTAAAGACCCTGTTCCACACTTCGCTGTCTCTTTTCTTCAGCTCATCCAAGGTATAGGATTTGCCAAGATTGTCCTGAAAGCGATCTATAGGCAGGCCACCTTCGCGGAACAGCTTAGCCTTTTTTACTCCTAAGACTTCCTCTTGAACGCCTTTAGGCTGCTTTCTTAGCCAATCGCCATAGGATGTGTCTTCCGGTACTGGGCCGCCCGAACTTGCCCTTGTTCCTTTGGTTTTAAACTCACCGAGGTAAGCTATCGTTCTTGAGCGGCAGTTAAAATGTGCCGGGATAGCTGGTGCTTTTCCTACCTCGTATATCTTACCGTCCCTCTGGCGACATACAGGGCTTGTGCGTCCATCTAGCGTGGAAACCCACTTCACACCCTTGATAATATCCGCATTAACCATCCAGACATCATTTGCCGCTCTATCTGCAACATGAGCCGTGGCGGTTCTCACTACTGTCTGCAAGTCACGCCTTGAGGCTTCCAATAATCCGTCCTTATACTGACGGGCTCTTGTTCCCTTTATACGCCTGACAATCTGATCTGTGGTTTCACCCTCGACTATTCCTATCCTGACAGCATCACTCACCTTTTGAGCCGCACTGGTCTCAAGTCCTGAGTACCACTCCCTAAGCAATCGCCCTCTAAAGGGTTGAGAAGTTGCCGCCGCTTCGAGCTGTGTGACACTCGGCCTGACTAAATCAATCTCGGCTGGGGCTTCTATTATTTTGGCCTGAAAATCTGACTCATAAACGGCAAAATCGAATAACTCTTCTTTCGTCTCGTTATATAACACCGCATAAACAGCCCTACGGTCTTCCCTGATAGCTTTTTGCAGTGCCTTGAGGCGTTCTGTTGTATCTTTCCCGAGATCAAACCCACGGTCTTCTATCTTGGCTAACCTTGAGGCCAGCTTCTCGATTAAATCGCCATCCGCTTTATTTAAAAGCCTTAATATCTTATTGGCTGTTGAGGTCTTGTATCTTTCCAGCCAGACCATATGACGAATGCCACGGTCTTGAATTTCCTCATTGATCGACATCTATCAGCCCCAAGGCTGGTGCATCTTGTTCCTTACGGTCTCGCTCGTCATCGGCCGTTAATCCCTCATTGACTAGCTCTCCGGCAATCATGCCATCAAAATACGTATCAAAGGATATAGCACCTGACAGATATGCCGCTGTCCACTCTCTAAGCATTCCTGAATCCATAGGAGAAGGAAGGTAATCTTTATTAAGCTCAACACTCACATCATCAGGGGTAGCGCCGACCCATTCAGCCATAAATCTTAAAGCCTTTTCCATGGTCATTTCTATTGAACCGGCTATAGAGGCTAGAACGGAGTTCTCACCACCCCTTTTAATCGCCAGTGAGTTACCGGACTCATTAACGCGCTTATCTTCCTTGAGGATCTGCGCACCTAAAGCGGCCATCTCCTGTTTTTTCTCCTGCATGGCTTCTTTTAGAGCTGCAACACCATCAGAGCCACATTGCAAGAATCCGGCCTGTGCTTCAGGTGGCAACATAAGGAATGTATTCGACCCTAAGTGCATCTCCGGCATTTCATCCCGGTTTGTTACGCCATTTACCCAAGGGGTTGGAGTACCCGCCACATGAAGGGCGTTCTCATAATCAGCACTGTTGCGGTAAAATCCAAGGCAAACATCTGCCAATCCCTCTAAAGGCGGGTTTTGAATAGCACAACCCATTTCCTTAACACCGACAAAATAGAAAGGAATTTCAAATATCCCCTTGCCATTCAGGGTAGGTGTGACTTCGGAATATACATACCAGTCACCCTTAACCTGTCTCCAGACTCTCTGCCCATAAACACCATCAAGATACAATTCCCTGATCTGTATTTCTGTTTCGTCCTCAGCCTCATACTCTTCTTCAAGCCAGACATTCACAAGAACAGTCGCATTATTCACACGGCCTGTCTTCCAGTTTAATATCTTTTCTGCTTTGTATGAGGTGAGATAAGGTCTTAATCCCATCCTTGCTGCCTGCTCACCTGTCAAAGGATTCTCGGTTTCCTCTTTCTGGGGATACTCAACTAATATCCCTGTACGGCCAACCTCAAGAACCTCATCAACTGCCTTGGAGGCAAACCCCTCAAGAGAGGTGCCGTTCATATCAATATCTTTTCGATACTCCTCTAAGGCAGTCGGCAATGTGATAACAGGTGCTTTCCTGAATATATGCCCTGACATCGTGTCAATCGTTCGGGATACTGCATCAAAGAATTGAGCGCGGTCTTTGTAATTTAAGTAATTCGGGTCTGAATCCGTATCTTGTCCACCTAGTCTGGGAAGGTATGTAGACCCTCTTTTGCTCACTGCACGCAAACCTACCGATGTATCACGCATCTTGACCCATGTGCTCTCCATGGCCTCATGATCTGTGTGCTTTGCGTCTGGTTTCATTATAGTCCTGTTGTCTTCCCAACTGAGAATGTGTTTTTGTTTATCGGGTATCTGTAAGATATGAAGTAGCCTGCCGCGTCATTCGCATGGTCATGCCCTGATTTCTTGTCAGGTTCTCCCTTGTCGTTCCAAATCTGTCGCTCTAGACATCTCGTATATTCCGGGCATTTATTCGTGTTTACCCTGTATCGCCTGTCTCCATATGTATTCTCAAACATCGAGTTCATGGAGTTTATCCTGTCTTTAACGCTCGGGTTCTTGCTGTTCACCATAACGGTAAAGCCTGCATCCTTTAAAAGTGACAGGTCTGTCTGACTTGCGTTAACCGACTTCCTGCTATCTCCAGAGGCATCTGGATAGACGAATACCTTATGCCCTGCATATCTCTCTTCGATTTTCTCAATCATTGCAGGCGTATCATAGATATCTGTCATCTCATCCACCGCCACTGGAAGTCCTTCCCGTATAACGTGGACAATGCCAGCCATTTTTGAGACGTTAAAGTCCATTCCTATATGAAGAACATCATTTTCTGTGATTGTCTCTTCACTATGGCTCTGCAAGCGGTTAAATGAGTAATAAATCGTACCCTGATAGTTCTCAAAGCTCGCGCCGTATTCCTGCCTAAATGTCTTCGGATCCATGCTACGCATTGCTGCGTCTATTTCATCCTGAGGGACATTCCCTCCGTCTAGCGTGGTATATTGCCAGCTCCTGTGATCTTGCTCTTCGCCTTGACCAGCAAGATAGGTATCATAACAATGATTAAACCCTTTTGGTGTCCCTATCCTTAAAGCGTGTCCTCCGTGAAACGATATATCTCCTATCTGGAACTTGCACGTCGAAAGCATTGGCCTCAGTACCTCTTCCCATGCGGCATAGGTGCAATCAGCCCATTCATCAACCAACACGAAGAATAGACCAGAACCCCTTAGGTTGTCGTATTTATCTAATCCACATATCCGCAGAACATGCCCCGTCCTCAAAGTTATAGAGCACTCTGTCTCGTTAGGCTTGCCATCGCGCCACTCTTTAGGAATTGCCTGTTTTAATCTCTTCCAGAAAACCCGCTTGGCCTGCTTAAACGTAGGGGCGCAATACCATATTTCATCTTCTACACTAACGCCCCACTTCATAGCGAGTCGGGCGGCTCGTCTCATTTCTGCTTTACCTAAAAAGGTCTTCCCGAAACGTCTCCCGCAAACAGCGTCCCTAAACCTTGCGGATTTTTGCCAACCCCAAACATAGATATTGGCCTGTTTAGTGGTGAGCTTTACTTTAGAGGACTGCGCCATCAGGGACTTCCTCATCAGGGGATAAAGTGTAGTCTTCCTCTATTTCCAGGTCTTTTTCCTCAGGTGTCGCCCTATCAGACCACCCAAAGTTTTTAAGCGCAAATATAGCTCCCGCGGGGTTAGGCCCGAACAGTCTTATCTCTGCATAATGCTCTACGCGCAGCTTTGCTTTTTTTATAGCGTCAGAAAACTCTTGCTTTTTCCCGTACTGATTAAGGGTTTCGCGCGTAGTGTCTAAAGCTATGGCTAAGCCTGTTACCGTTATAGGCTCTTCCTCGTCCTTGCATCTCTTAAAGTACGCTTCTGCGGCTTTAGTTATTTCTTCCGGGTTGTTAAACTTTACTGGCCGACCGCCCTTGTTCTTTTTTGCCATACTTACCCCTCGGGTTAATGGTTTGCGGCCTTGCCGCTTGCTTTATCGGGCATTTTCGTATTAGTTAGTCATATGAAGGAAATTGAACGACCCAAAGCCGATGTGGTTAGCCTGAAAAGGGCTAAGTCACGATTCCTTCAAGACAGGGATATACACTCCCTTAAATTTAAGCTCCTTGAGCTTGCTAATGATATTGAATCAGTAAAGGATAAAACCCCCTGGCCTAACTGGTCACAAAACCAAGCTGATTCCATGAGGGACTATGCTAATCAGTTACCGGACGACTAAATTGTCTCCGATATAAAATCAAGGCCGTGCTCCAGCCATTGCATTACTTCAAAATCAGTCAATCCCATCTTGTCCACGTTAAGGTGATCTCCATCCCTCGTGAGTAGGATTGCCTCATCGTATTCCGCTGCCAGTATATTGAATATGTCATCCAGTATGTCGTGCGCGTACTCTATTTGCTCATCAGTTACCAATGGTGCGAATGGAATTACGTTATTGTCTGTCATTTCTTTTTGTTCTATGTTTGTTCCCATGAGAATCACGCGCGATATGTAGGGCGTGATCGGGACTAACGGTTATCTTGACCCCACGACTATTAGAAAAACCCGTCCTGAGGCCATAGAAGCCAGAACGGGAAGAGCTGACAACGTATGGCACGTCAGGGCGGTTAAGGTTCGTATTTCCTACATCAAAGCATGACCCGCCAGCTTGAGGTGCGACAACGCATAGCCTTGGCGGGTTCTATTAAAAACCCCGGTGTCTTATCGGTACTTAGCCGACATAGTACAATCCGGGGCAAGAAACCCTAAGAGGTTTCGCTCAAAGGCGCTTAGGGTGTGTTTCTAACTGAAAGGAGGCGTTAGATTTAAAGTCACGTATTGCAACTTACCATTATCATATCTCATTAAGGGGGTACGCGCATGGGGTAAATTAGGGGTATATCCTAAATTATTTCAATTCCCCTTGCTACGCCCGGAACCTTTGAAATATATCCGCGTTGAACCAGGCCGTCTACTAGACCCTGTGCCATTGATACAGATGATAAACCAAGTGCTTTCATTATTTCCTTGTAGGTCGGGGCTTTCTCGTTTTTGCTGTAATAATCGTGGATATATTCCAAGGCATCGCTCTGGCGGTTTGTCGGGGGTATTCTCGGCCTCTCTTTCTTAGTCTGGCCCCTTAGCTCCCTCCATGTCTCCAAGGCCATATCAACTAGCCTTTTTAGCGTTCCGCGGGACATAAACTGTTCCTTTGCTAGTATCTCGTCAATTTTTTTACCATCGACTATCTGGATAACGATGTCACGGGCTTGTGGTGAGTTACGTTGCATAAAGATGTTCCAATCATTAAACGCCTTGACCAGATCCATGTGATACTCGGTAAAGCCTGTTCCGTTTCCCTTTATACGCTCTGCAAAGCGCATGGTTTTAACGTCCAATGCCCCTGACAGAATCCGCTTGGCCTTTTCTATCTCCATCAACGCATCATCATGGCCTCGCTCAAGAATATCATGAAGCTGTTGCGTTGATAACCGTGTGACCCCGACGACTTCTTCACGGCCTCCATCCCGATACGTCCTGATCTGTAAAGGATCACCCTTCTGCCCATACCCTTGTATCTCTCCCGGCTTGATAAACTGGCTTGTGTCTATGTCACTCATTATGAATTCCTTTCATATGCGATGGCTTGGATAATGGCGTGAAGTTCCGCAAGTTCTTCTGTGGGTAGGAAATTACTCAATAGGGTATGTGCCCACTCATGTTTAACTGATGGGTCATTCTTGTGCGCCGTGTATCTTTGCGTATACCCATCCGCTATTTCTTCAAGGTCTACGCAATCTGTAAGGAATATCCACCCCTCCGGCCTTATGCTTTTTAAAGCGTCACGGGAGCGGGTGTATTTATCGTGTTCGTATTCATACCATCGCTTATCCCCTTTTCGTTTATAGCAAGGAACATTATTCACTATCTTGAATTGGATATTTTTTACAAAACACCAAGCTTTCGCGTCTATCTCGTCCAGTGTCTCTGTATCGTCTAGGTCTACGTTCTGTATCTGCTCAAGTATTACATGGTGATGTTTCATCTATACCCCCTGTGGTGAAGTGTTTCTAAATCATAGGCATCCTCCATGCACTCAAAGGCCATTTTGCTACGACAAAGGTGCATGGCTAAATTGAGAAGGATTAGTGTAAGGCGCGATCTCATTCCGGCACCTCGATGTCAAATTCAGGTGCGCGAGTTAGGTCAGATAAACTATAGAGTTTATAACTGCTTGCTTCGTTTTTTGGCATCCTGAAGAAAGTTCCGTATCCAGCTTGCCCCACAGAACCAAAGTTCGGACCTATGTATATATTAGGGATTCTTCTTTTGTCACCGTTGCGATAAAACCCCATCCCCGGCTTAGCGTCTTTCCAGTCAAAGGGCTTTGGTTCAATGCGGATGATGTCGAAGGGATCTGTACTGCTATCTTCTTCATCAAAGCAGCCGTTTTTAAACCACATAAGACTGCCATGCGTAGAGCCTTTTAGCTCAATCTCCACAGGGCACATGAGCGCAAGAACTTTTACTGTTTTTACCTCCGCACTCCCGCCACATCTAAAATGCACCGTGTCACCTGCTTTTAATTTGCTTAAATCAACTGTCATGACTTAACCTTTCACTTCAGATTTTGCTAGAAACCAGATAGCCCAGATAATTATTGCTATGCCGAATAGCGCAAAGGGAATCCATAACGGTGCGGTTACCCACCACCAAGACCAGGCAATAACTCCACAAAGCTTGAGCACCATAAATATCAAAAACAGCACCATCGGCAGTGATAGGCTTGTTTGCTCTAAATCAACCATTCTTCCTCGCTTTCTTCATACGCGATGCCACAATGACGCTCGCAATAAGGTTTGTGTTTAACTACAGGGGCAGAGCAGAACTTATCTCCGCAAGGCCACCGACATTCCTTTTCACCAAGGTTTATCAGGTCTTTTCCTCCCTTATGTGCTTGGCTGTCTATCTTGAACTCCCTCAGTTTTCTGTTTCTCAAGCTGGAAAGGTATCCCGGGTCGTTGTATTTCGCGTATTCGTTGCCAGCCATTAAGCCACCTCGGTTTTCAGTTTGGCGATGTATGTTCCCGTTGCCATAAACCATGATTTTTGTTTTTCAGGGGGTTGTTCTGCATACCAATCATCCCTGCTGCTCAGGAATTCCTCGAACTGGCTTTCCGTTCCGGGGTAATTATCAAACCATTTGTGATAATCGGATTTGTTCAAACGGATGATTTCTCCGTTAAACCACATCGGTGAATTTTTGTTATCGTCCAAAGGGGGGACTATAGGGGGGTTATATATATATTCTTTACCTTCTTTTAGTTTGTCCCGCTCCTGTCCCGCTCCTGTCCCGCTTCTTGTCTCGGTGCTGTCCCGTTTGTCTTGATATTTACTGTAATTACAGATAGTTATGATGTTTTGTCCTGTCCCGCTTTCTGTCCCGATTATGCCCCATTTCTCAAAATGCTCTAAAATACGGGCTATTTTGTTTTTATTCATATCAAGTGCTTCACCCATAAACCTGAGTGAGTGTGATAACTGCCCTCTTTTCAATTTCACAGGGTTGGATTTTATGCTGACAACCTTGTCCTTGATCTGGGCTTCTTCCAAAAGCCACAAGAACACCATGCGGTCATCGTTATTGCGGAAAGCGTCATCTTTCCACCATCCACGGTTGAGTTTAATCCATCCTTCCATTAGAAGCCCCTCTCGTAAAAGAACTGACGTTCCCCGTCAAAAGACATCAGCGCTGTATCAGATTGCCCCTGACGGTTTTTACTGACGATAATTTCGGCATTGTCTTTAATGTTCTCTAATCGCTGTTGCCATCTCTCGACCTTTTCAGCGTACTTCTCGTCACTGTCTTTCTTGCCTCTGTAAGGCTCTTCCTTGGACAGGTAATAGGCTTCTCGGTAAATGAACATAACAACGTCAGCATCCTGCTCAATCGCGCCTGAGTCCCTTAAATCAGCCAAGACAGGCTTTTTGCAATCCCTCATCTCAACACCTCGTGAAAGCTGCGATAAAAGAAGAATTGGAACATTTAACTGCTTAGATAAGGACTTCAACCTTGTGGTGATTTCTTCTATCTGGTGGACTTTCTGCATACGCTTGTCACCCTCAATAAGCCCCAGATAATCAATCACTATCAGCTTGGCATCTTTTGCCCTTGCAAAGCGTCTGGATACAGTCACGATTTCGGATATATTTTTGCCATTTTCCAAAACATAAAGGCTGGTCGGCATCTTTGAGCCAACAAGCCGGCTTAAATCATTATCATTGATATGGCCTCTGGATTGCTTGGAGACATTAATTCCCGTTTTACGTGCTGCCAATCTCATGCAAAGCTCGTTCTTAGGCATCTCTAGTGAGAAGAACAATACATCCCCTTGAGAAGCAGCGTTTTCTGCAATGTTTAATGAAAGGGCAGTCTTTCCCATTCCAGGGCGTGCCGCCATGACATAGAGTCTTCCGGGAAGAAAACCCTGTATAATCCGGTCAAGGCAACCATAGCCCGTTTTAAGCGGGTTAATCCGCCCTGTCTTAACACCTTCTATCCAGTCTAATGCACCTGACCATGTATCATTGACCGCCTCGAACTCCATAGAGTCATTTTCTCTTATGGCATATATGTCTCTTTCAAGACGCTCAATGGCTTCATTCAGGTCACGACCAGAGCGGAAATCATCTTCCACATTTGCAATGGCGTTTTGCACCTGTCTTTTAAGGTAAAGGTCTTTGATGTGATCGGCATAATCCGGCACATTCGATAGGGATATAACGCTCTCTGATAAGTCCACGAGGTATTTCCAACCACCAACTGGACGAAGGTCTACATCATTCTCAAACTCTTTCTTAAGCAGCGTAGGCGTAGCGTGTTTACCAACCTTGGCAAGCTTGTCTATGGCCTCATATATTCTCTGATGCGTTGCGTTGGAAAACATATCACGGGTAATGACATCACACACCTTGTCGTATGAACCCTTGTCATACAAAAGGCATCCTAATAAACCCTGCTCGGCTTCTAAATTATTCAGCAAGATATGCCTCCTTAAATCTTTTGTGGGCTGCTATGAAAAGGTTCTCTGTCTCAGGACATGGATCTGCTTCAAAAGCACCTCTCGCACGTTTGAGTTCTCTCCATAGTCGGTCTGGGGTTTTCTCGGGAAACTGGATTACTTTTAGGGCAGTCATCATTCCACCCCCTGCGGCAATACAAGGACTTTGGAAACGCGGATATTGTTCTCACGCTTGAAATTTGACGCCCTCACGCCCCGCTCGTAATCTGTCAGGGGTCTGGCTGTGTCGAATGTATCAAGCTTGTTACCGTCTACGAATATTCCGTATCTCATGATTTTTTCTCCTTATGTGTCAGGATTAGTGCTATGGCATCAGCCTGATTGTCATCAGACACGTTAAAGCCTCGCTTTTTAACGGCATCTATCATCATTGCCTTGCTAGCATTACCGTTACCTGTAAGGTGCTTCTTAGTGGCAGAATTTGATATTTCTATTCTTTTATAAGAAAAAGCAGTCTCGTGTAGCTTGTGGTGCAGAACCACCATCTGGTAGGTAGACGCAAATCGGAAAACTGGGGTTTCGACTAAGATAAGCTCCGGATTATATTTTTTTAAAATCTGGATAACCCAGCTTGAGTATTCGTAACCCATTTTTACGAAGTCATCTTTGAAGGGAACAGGAAAGGTATCAAAGACAGTTCCACCAGGTGAACCGTCTCCATATGCCCATCCTGTTCTTGTCGAAATATCTAATGCTAGATAGCTCAAGCTGCATCCTCCATAGGGAGCTCAGGCTCATCCTTGTCTGTCTCGACAGGCTCTAGAACCTCTGAATACTCAGAAGCGTCAGACACTACCATAAGGACAATGCTGCCGGCACTATCTACCAATTCATGTCTTAGGGGATCAGACTGAGCTGTCTTAATAACTGACTTATAGCCATCCTTTACAGTAACCTGTTCGAGAGTACCTTTAATGACTTTTCGACCATCTGCCGCTATTATGTCACAAGCCTTTTCGACTGAATCCTGTATCCAGAACTGAGCTTGTTGAGCTACGCTGCGCTGTTCGCCCTCGGACATTTCCTTCCAAGTTTTCTCTCTATCTTTGAACAACGCCAGAACTAGATCTCTTAAATCACCGACCATTGTTTGTTTTGCGATGTTTACGGCATCACCCGTTTTTTTCTCAGCCATAATTACCTCCTAAAGCTGTGAGTTTTGAAAGATGTTCTTGTTTTGTTTTCGCTACGTAACGTATTTTTGAATGGTGACTGTGGATAAGTCTTGACAAAGATATGCAAAATGTGCATATGCTGAATTGTTAACTTATTGGTAAATGGCTTGGATGTGCTTTGTTTGGCGACGCGCACACCTTGCCGTTTATCTGGCGAAGGCATAATATTTGTTTTCCCGTTTCCCCGAGAGGGGTGATTTATATTTCCGATTTGAAACTCAAGAACCGTGATGTAGGAGTCCGGTTGTTCTTGTGTTCCTCCCTTAACTGTCTGGCGATGGCCTTTCAGTTTTTAACCTCTTGTTAAGATATATTCTCAAATAGAGATTATGGTGTCAACCACTATTTCTCTATTCGTGGATTTTAAAATTAACTTGATAGGTTTACTGTCTGCATATGGAAAAGTTTTCGAATAAATTCTCTAAGGGAATACGCCAATACATGGAGAACAAGGGCATTACACAAAATGCCTTAGCTAACATGATTGATACAAAGTCCGGCTATTTGAGTGAGTTGCTTGCTAATAAAAAGCGATGGAATACCGATAAGATAGAGGATGTTCTCGAAGCTTTGAATGTTGAGATGTCAGATATACTTCCTAAAAAAGAGAATCTAGAAGTCAAATACATAAAAGTGATTGCCGCAGTACAAGCCGGGGTTTGGAAAGAAGCAGTACAATGGCATGAGGATGACTGCTATACAGCAAAGATCGCACTGCCAAATGACTATGCAAAAAAGAACTATTTCGGGCTACTGGTCGAGGGTGACTCAATGGATAAAGAGTTCGGCCCAGGTTCAATCCTGACAGTATGCCCCGTTTATGAATATGATGACGAGGTTAAAAGCGGCCACTTCGTAATCGTTCAGCGTACTATGAATGGAATAACAGAGGCTACCGCTAAGCAGCTTGAGATCATAGACGGTCATGCAAAGCTGTGGCCTCGATCAAACAACCCTAAATATCAAGAACCAATTGAAATCACATGGCCTTATGAAGATCCGCAGGAATGTGGATTGGAAACTGTGGAGATAACCGGCATAGTGGTTTCAGCAACGAAAGTTTATTAGGAGGGGAAAATGAAAATTCTTGTAACAGTTATAATGTTGTTTACGGTGACAGGATGCACAACGATTCAGAGCAAGACAGGTGGCTCTGCATTTATTGAGGGGGCAAGCGCAAATAAAGCATATAATTCCTCTATGAAAGCTGCATCATTGTCTGGAATGACCATCATCAATACCGATAGAGAGTCAGGTCTGATTACTGCTACTAAGGGTGCTAATAGGTTTTTAACTTACAGCAACCCGACTATAAATATCATAGTATCTGACTTTAAAGATGGTGCTAGTGTTGTAGTTAGCAGCGTCGTCGGTGGTCAAATGTTTGATTACGGCGTGACAGCGAACACTGTAAGAGACTTCTGTGCATCCCTAAACCAGATTAGTCCAGGAGCAAACTGTCATTAACAACCAGACAGGCTTGCGGGTGGTGATTTATGAGTGACGATAAGAAAAAGGTAAAAGCCTCAGATGCTAGAAACGCTATGGCGGAGAGAAGAGCAGAGAGGCGCGAAAGCAGAAAAAACCTAACTAAATTCATGGTGTCTTCAAACCTGACACCAGAAATAAGCTCCTACAAGCAAGAGCTGGAGAAAGAGCTAATAGCTGCTAAGGCTAGCGCAAGAAAAGCAATCAATAATTTTCTTGAGATATCTAGGGAATTAGGCGATAATGAATATATGGATGGACGTATAGGAAAACTCGAAGGCCAGATGGAAGGTGTTATTAATCGCCTTAACCGAATTGAGGAAGATATTCGTGAAATCACCAAAAAAGTTGATAAACAGTTTATTTTTATGATTGCTGGTTTTATATCAACAATAGGCTTCCTGTTCCTTGTTATGGCCAAAGGCTTCGGTTGGATTTAGCCCTCATCCACCGGATAAACCCCGTCTTTCATTATATAAAGTGCCAACGCCACGATCAGCACGATAAACAGAATTCCCGATACTATTCCGTATATAAACATATTTACCCCTTTTTGAATGACCCGATCCTGAAAATGTGAAGGTGTAAAAATCTGGACTCTCCAATTGTAGGAATGTAAGATAAGACCTTCGCAATCTTAAAATATAGGAGGCCTCTTATGGGACACGTTATAGCCCGTTTGATAAGCTCTCCTATCTGGACGGTCATCAGGTAGTAATGCTGGCAGGCGGCTAAATGGAGAGCGATTTAGGATATTTCATGTTTGGAACAACCAAAGCTGGACTAGGTCTGGCTCCATGGATTCCGATATTGGCTGTACTACCAGCCAATCCTTTTTAGGTCATGATCTAAGGGCAGGTTGCCGCCAAGAGGATAGCGCCTCACTGAAAGAACCTGCCCGATATCCTTCCCTTCTTACATCCTTACAATTTTCAAGAACCATGAGTTTTTAACAACTCACACCCCTTTATAACCCGCATTTTTCCTTGTGTCGAGAAATTTATCTCTATTTGAGAACTTTTTTATTGACATTGAATTCTCTATTTGAGAGTATGTTTATAGCAAAACAAGAAAAGGACATACAAATGCTTACACATATAGAGACATCAGAAACCCGTTCCGGCGTTTCCATTAAATATAAAATCAAAAACACCCCCAAAGACACGACATACGAAGTTGCGGTTACTGAATATCTCGGCACTTATAACATTGCCGTTTATATGAATGACCAGTTCTGGATTGAAGAAGTTGAGATAGACAGTATCCCCGAGGGTCTGGCGGTTAAGGTCAGTGACGCTTGGATAGGTCTGGATATTATTTGCTCTAAGGCAATCTACAGATACGAAGACGACAAGCTTGAGTTCTTCAAGCCTGATACTTCCCCAGAGGTCTACGCCTCTTCAGTTACAGCGAGGTATTAATCATGGACGAGATATACCTCCTCGACGAGGACTTTGACGTGTCCGAATGGGATACACCCTACTCAGGAATAATTAACAACCAAATGGTGATGATATGAAACACATGAATGTAATGAAAGCAGAAGAGCTTATCAGCATTAACACGGAGCATCTAGTTGATGCGATATTGTTTGAGGCCAAGGAAAAGGGTCTTACGCATAACATAGCCGAGATTAACAAGCTCATCAGAAGGTCAAATGACGAATTTAAGCAAAACATAGCCAAGAACTGCACAGATATACTTGCTAGGTATCAGGGAGAAATCCCTTCCCCTGTGGAAACTAAGGGGGAGCAATCCCCCGCTTTTTTCGCAAGCATTTTGGTGGTGGCCATGGTTATCGCCTTTGTCTTCGGAGCAGTCCTTTTTGGAGGTGCGGCATGAAACCCTTAGATTTCAGTCCTAACGCTCAACAGATACCTATACGTATCTCCCCTTCTGTATCCGACCAGATAGAAAAGGCCAGAACATGTATTTTATCGGTGGATGTGGCTGTGGGAAGCGGAACGCATTTAACCGAACGCGATAAAACACAGCTCGAACTACTCATTAAACAAGCAGAAATATTACTTATGGAGGCAGACCTATGAACCTCGAAGATTTAAGAAAACCATTTCCGACTGAAAAGATATCTTGGCGTGTCGGTGCCATGACAAAGGACAAGACAAAATGTATTGCGCTTGCCTATATAGACGCGCGTGATGTCATGGAAAGATTGGACGAAGTTTGTGGCGTTGGTGGCTGGCAATCAACGCATCCTCACGCACACGGAAAAACATCCTGTAAAATCGGAATTAAGGTCGGTGACGACTGGGTGTGGAAAGAAAACGGTGCAGGTGACACTCAGGTTGAGGCCGATAAAGGCGCATTCTCTGATGCTTTCAAGCGAGCAGGTGTGATGTGGGGGATAGGACGTTATTTATACGATATGCCTAACGTGTGGGTGGAGCTTGACCAGTATAAGAAGATTAAGCCAGCTGAAATCACAAAGCTTAACAAAGCACATGACCAGTTAGCCAAAGGGCAAGTACCTGTAATTCAAGAGTCAAAAAAGGATTTCACAGCAGAAGAAACCAAAACCATGCGTGACCGCATTAAGTCTTGTTCTTCTCCAGAGGACTTTGAGTCAATCAAGCAAGAACTGGCAGACGAAAAGCACCGTATGACCGAACAGCAAATCAAGCACCTAGGCGCTGAGTACACGGAACACCTAAAGAAAACCAAAAACCCCGATGGAGAAGCGGCATGAATCTAAGAGTATCAGCATCACAAATAAACGTATTTCTTAATGAGCCTGCGATATGGGTTCTAAACAAGAGGTTTAAAGTATATGGAGAAATGGGACCTGAGGCAAAGCTAGGTATAGCAGTTGAGAAAGGTCTGGAATCTGTTTTGTTTAACGACTTCACTTTTGATGCCGCTTTAGCGTGGGCTTATGACGTATTCGATAAGGATACAATCAACATGGCTGACAGAGAGAATGTGTCAGAGTGCCGGTCAAGAATATCTCCTATGCTGGAGGAGGCAGTTAATGTCTTTCTTAATCTTGGTGAGCCTTTGGGATCCCAGATTGAAGTAACAGGACAAATCGAGGGTGTTGATGTCCTTGGCTTTGCTGACTTTGATTATGGGGATTTCTACATTGATCTAAAGACTTCGCGTCGCTGCCCCTCATCTGCTGACACTTTATCGAGCGAGCATTTAAGACAGCTTACCATTTACAAAATTCTAACCGGAAAGACCCAAAAGATTGCCTATTTCACAGGCAAAAAGAGCAATGTGTTTGAGCCGTCCGAAAGGCAGTTCAAGATTGCCGAATTTGAAATCAGAAACGCCATAAGGGCAATGAAACACCTATGGGAAATGACTGAGGAAGACATGGTTACACTATGCCCTCCCCGCGCCATGGGTTCGTTCTGGTGGGACGACATTACAATCAAAGAAGCTAACAGAATATGGAGATAGAAATGACTGGAAGCGTGAATAAAGTAACTTTAATCGGAAACTTGGGAAATGACCCCGAAATCCGGACAATGCAAAGCGGCGATAAGGTTTGCAACCTGTCTATTGCCACCTCGGAAAGCTGGAAGGATAAAGCAACCGGTGAGCGCAAGGACAAAACCGAGTGGCACCGCGTGGTAATTTTCAATCAGGGCTTAATGGGAGTTTGCGAAAAGTACCTTTCCAAGGGTTCAAAGGTTTACATCGAAGGTCAACTGGAAACCCGCTCATGGGAACAGGACGGACAAAAGAAATACACGACTGAGGTCGTCTTACGTCCTTATCGCGGTGAACTGACGATGCTGGACGGCAAGAAAGACGCGCAACCTTCACAGCATGACCAGGATAAGGCGAACGGCTATCAGCCTCAAGATAGTCTAGAGGATGAAATACCGTTCTGATGATCCGCTCCCCTAAACACCTCAAGTTTATCCGTTCTCTCCCCTGTGTCAGATGCAGGCATGGTGAAACCCAAGCGGCGCATATCCGCAAAGGCACGGGCGGGGGAAAGGCGATAAAGCCGAGTGATAAGTTTACCGTTCCGTTATGTCACTCATGCCATGACACACAACATAACCGAGGCGAGGTGAGTTTCTGGGGTGATGTGGAGAGAGCAGTAAAGCTTGCCGAGGACTTATACGCGGTAAGCGGAAACTGGGAAAAGGCTTGCGGCCTAATAGTGAGATTCTAATGAGATTTATAATTACAGATAAAGACCCGTCACGGATGACCAAGTGTATACACCATCTTTCTGCTTTGCCAACGATGAAGGATTGGCAAGTGGATATAAAGGAGTACACCCCGAACAGGTCAAATGCTCAAAATAACACCTACTGGATGTGGCTAGGTGAGCTGGCAAAGTTCATGGGTGAGAGCAAGGACGAACTTCACGATAAATTCGCTCTAAAGCTTATCGGGTTTGAGGAAAAGGAAATTGCTTACAGGGATGCGGAAGGAAATGTCCAGACCTTCACTAAACGCAACCCGAAAAGCACAAAGTCATTAACAGTAAAGGAGTTCTCGGAGTATCTGGCACAGGTGGAGATTACAATATTACAGGCGTTTCCTGATTTTAAGCTCCCCTACCCGGATGATTATAAGTACGCCCTGAATGGTTAATCAGTGAGGCCTTCCTCCTTATTGTTTTGCTGCATTTGTAGTGAAGGTCTCTCTTGTTAACCCCTCTCTGTGGTCACTGTGGTGTAGCGTTGCAGTGACCACATGGACGGGCGGCGTGGAAGGACACGTACGGAATTAGGCTAGTCGCGCTAGTACGTTTCAGCCGATCAGACTATAGCGGGTAGCACCCTGAAAGCTGATTTAAACAAACGCAGGCAGCAGGTATCAAGCCCTGCCCCGTCCAACTAACAACGAAAGGAAATGTGATGGAAGAGTTTATAAAGGAATATTTTGATCAGGATAATGCTTGTACGGCTTATCCAATATATTTCCAGATACAAGACATAGAGTGGGTTTCAAGTTATCACTTTGAAGACGGAGAAAGATACTCTTTCGTGTATGACGGAGAGATTGTGGCTCAAGAAGAAACTCTTGAAGAATTATTTAAGGAGATCAGGGAGAGCTGCCATGACTGTGAATTGGATTTCTCTTCAGTCTTAGATGAAAACTGGATAAGCGAAGCTACCTGCCAAGCATTCTGCGAAGATAACGATTACTGCAACGGCATTTTTGCTGAAAAGAAACATTATAAATATTGCCAGATGTTCCTTCTGAAATCCGAGGCAGAATCCCACCTAAAAGATAATCACTATCATTACAGCAAGGAAGCCAAGGTCTATTGCCAACACGCTTGGCGCGATCCTAGACAGGAGAAATTTTTGAAAGACTTGCACGCTTTTCTTGTTAAGGAGGCAGCATGACCCACCCAACCAATCCACCGAGAAAGGAAAGATGATGGAAGACGTATTTGATAAAGAAATAAAAGACTTAATAAAGCTAGCAACAACTGACTTTGACAAGTTCTATAAGGAGACAGAAAAGAAATCAAAAAGCTCTGGATACTCCAGCACAGCGGCATCGTGTGGAGACTACAGCACAGCGGCATCGTGTGGAGACTACAGCACAGCGGCATCGAGTGGATACTCCAGCAAAGCGGCATCGAGTGGATACTCCAGCAAAGCGGCATCGAGTGGATACTCCAGCAAAGCGGCATCGAGTGGAAACTCCAGCAAAGCGGCATCGAGTGGAGACTACAGCAAAGCTTCTTGTGAAGGTGAAAATGCCGCTTGTTCTGCTTTGGGGTATAGAGCAGCCGTGAAAGGCGAATTGGGGAACTTGCTAATGGCGTCTGAGTATAAAAAGGAAAAAGGCAAACTTATTCCGGTTGGTGGCAAGGCTGATATTGTAGATGGAAAGACTTTAAAGCCTGATTGCTGGTATATTGTTGAAGGTGCAGAATGGGTGGAAGTTGACTTCACGGATGGTTTATTTCACCGCGTCGTCTCTACACGAGGCAATGTAAAGCGGCTTAAAGACGACAACGATAATCAGGTCTATCTGGTCACAGACGGCGATAAGTCTGCACATGGCAAAACTATCAAAGAAGCTCGTGAAAACCTTAAGTATAAAATCGGCAATAGAGACAAGAGCCAATATGAAAAAATCAAAGTCACAGACAGTTTTCCAGTTACCGACTTCATAGAAATGTACCGCGTGATTACTGGTGCTTGCGAATACGGTGTTAGGTCATTCATTGAAAGCCAGCCAAAGGTAAAGAAGAAATATACTGTTCAGGAAATTATAGACCTGACATCCGGTCACTACGGGCATAACGAGTTTAAACAGTTCTTTAGCGAGGCCACATGACCCACCCGACACAGAAAGACTTTGAGGATGCTAGGCGGCTATTGAACGATCCCGATTTAGCATGGGAAGACTGGGTTACCGAACACAGCGATGCAACAATATTCGCCCTGCGTTTCACCGCCAAGATGATGGGTGAGCCTAGTGAGGGGATGGTTGAGGCTTATTTTAACTTTAAAAGTCCGGGAGGATTAACTCCAGAACAAGAAACAGCGAAAGAATGGATGGCTATGCGCGACCAAGCCATAAAGGAGATTGAAGATGAAAACCAACCCCCGAAAGATGAGGTGGAGTGATGTTGAGTAACCACGAACAACAAAGGCTATTCGAATTGCAGGAATGGCTTGTTACATCGAGCGGTGCCGTATCACCAACAGTTTACGAAGATATAGCACGACTAGAAAGCAAGCGAGGAAAATGATGGGTGAAATAGATTTAAAAACATTCTTATGGAATATGTTCGGTTGGCATGACAGCGAAAGCGGTTATGGGGCAAGCTACCCAAGAAGCAGAGATATATCGTCATTCTTTCAGGGGAGAATAGGTCAAGTTCCAGATGGTAATGCAATACAATTTTCTAACATAACCAAAAAAGAGGTAGTCCGTGAAAACCTCATTAAACAATTCTCTCTATTGCGCGATGACTTTGCGCAAATCGTAAAGCAGATGGATGAAGTTATTGAAAACACTAAGGAGCAAACAAATGACCAGTAATGAAATAGACGAAGAAGAAGTAAAAGCATACGGAAACTTAGTTCTGAAAAAGATGGGGGAATTTGAAACCTTTGGTTCTATGAGAGAATTGGTGGATAATGTTGGAGTTACATTCAATGACAAAAACGGAAAGCAATGGACAATTAGAGTTTATGAAGGAAACCCAGACGATGACCAGTAAACAAGAGGCTTTGGAGGCTTTGGATAAAATAGCTAAGGCAGCTTATGACGGCAATATGTCAGCCAGCCGCTCTGTGCGTTTAACGGATACGATACGTCAACACATAGAACAGCCTGATATTGATTTGGAGGGGATGATGCTTAACCCGAAAGACATTGAGGGGGTTGAGGACACATGGGAGGCATACGATAAAGGCTACAACCAAGCCCTCAAAGACGTTAAAGAAAAAATAGGAGGTGGGGAGTGAAGGTCTATCGCATAAGAAATAAACAAACAGGGCTTTTTCTCGTCCATCAAATTAACCCCAACCATCATGGTTATTGGAACGATACAGGCTCGTTCTGGAAACGAATTGAAACAGCTCGAAGGCATATAAACGATATTCTCCATGAATGGGACATCGGCCTGTCTAAATCTGGTCTGTATTTGGTGGCAGAAAACCCAAAAGTTATTCCCGAATACATAGGGGTTTTTGAGGTTGTGGTTAATGATATTACCGTAAACGGAGAGCAGATTATACCTGCCGAGGATATTATAAAAGAGGAGCAAAAACCATGACAGAAAAAGGCGCGAATGAAGGGGCTATTGTTTATGCAATAAAAGCCCTTGAGGATTGTATATCAATACTTGGAGATATGTCCGACCCTAATAAGGTGAACGAGAGCGTCAGTCTGGACGTTCTCTGGAAAAGATGTGTGGCTACAGAACGCTTGGCAATATCAGCAAAAGACCGCCTCCAGAAAGAGGTGATTGATAAGGTTCCAAGTCATTTTGCCTACAGGGCAGACGATCCGGACACGAACAATGCTTTGGAGTACGTTAAAATCCTATCAGATGCAGTAAGGGGGAGGTGATGACAAAAGATAACGATATGCCGGATGTGATATGGGCTTTACCACACGATGCAGATTCCGGGTGCGTTTACTCTGATGTTAATTTCTGGGGAGGAACAAAATACACCCGCCACGACCCCGACTCTATAACCATATCACGTAAGGAATTAGAGGGGATGAGGCTGCCTGACCATCCAGACCAATCAGAAGATTATCAGGCTGGATATAACTTTATGATAGATACGCTTTTAAACAGATGAAGGTGTACCTGCAGCCAGATGGTACATGGATTGATTGGAGCAGACACTGGGGATTATTCGGCGTTGAAGGCTCGGGTAGTGCAAAAGTATATAAAGGCGAAGATGCCAAGATTTTAGATGTAATGTTTAATCAGACCCGTAAAGGGCGTTAAGGGAAGAAAGATAGGAGAAAATGAAAAAGGCATTTACTATAAAAGAAACGGTAGAACTAACCGGAATTAGCAAAACAATGCTATACAACCAGATAAAAAAGGGCAGGCTGAAAGCCTGTAAGATTGGCAGAAGAACAATCATCAGAGAGAATGACTTAGACAGTTTTCTTGGCGGCCTAAGCCCCATCAACTAGGGGCAAGATTGGGGGCAACTGTCTTTTCCTTGTTAAGCTTTTTGTTAAATAACATATATTTAATTCATTACTCACATCCCGGCCCTGAGCACCATTTTATCTCAATAAGCTAGATTCCGCATATCCTTAACTCTTGCGTTCACATGAACAGCTGAGAATATTTCCCTAAAAATTAAGCCAATTTTAATGTCTTTTTAAGATAATTAAAGATAGTATTGAGTAATGGCAAGGACTGCCATGAAAGATGTCATATAAGCAACAGAAGATGCGGAGACACTGATAAATGGCCACCTATACTGGTGACAATAATAACAACAACCTCGCCGCCGACAGTCAGGTCGATGCGGACGATTTTTTCTTTGGAATGGACGGTAATGATTCTCTCACAGCCTATGGTGGGAATGATCTTCTTGATGGTGGCATGGGCGATGATATCTTAAACGGAGGCGATGATGATGATATTTATATTTGGAGCAATGGTTTTGACCGGATTTACGATACACATGGGGTTGACCGTATACGCTTCACGACGCACAGCCTCAGCGACATCAGCTTCGCACGCAACGAAACGGCAGATCTTTTAATTTCAGTTCCAGGCAATAACCAGATCCGTGTGGCCAATCATTTTGCAAGTCACACAAGCGCTTACCGTATAGAATATATAGAGGTTGGTGGAACAGTTATTGCCCTTCAGGATATAGATGCCTGGGTCTATGGCAATGCTGAAGGAAATGTTCTGCGCGGAGATGCGCCCACAGCTTTATGGACAGATACAATGTATGGCGGGGATGGTAATGACACCATCTATGGTTACAGCCTGCGTGACATATTATATGGCCAGGATGGTGATGACACTATTTACGGCGGAACAGATAATGATGAGCTATGGGGAGGAAACGGAAACGACCACCTTCAGGGTGAGGAAGGCGACGATGTTCTATATGGTGAATATGGCGATGATATTTTAAGTGGTGGTGATGGTACTGATTTGATGTATGGCGGTGATGGTAATGATAACCTTTCCGGCGGAGACGGCGATGACACTATTTACGGCGGTAGCGGGCAGGACACCTTAAACGGAGGTGCTGGTGCAGATGCCCTTTTCGGAGGAGGCAACTCCGATATTATAAATGGCGGGAGCGGCAATGACCTGCTCCGTGGCGACGTTGGTGACGACCTGCTGGATGGTGGTGACGGCAATGACGAGCTTTATGGCGAAGATGGCAATGATACCCTTATGGGATCCCTTGGAAATGATTATATAGACGGCGGTTCAGGGGTCGATCTCATCAATTTTATCCAGGTAAATCACGGTATTAATTTCGATCTGGCTGCCGGCACAAATACGCTGACAAACGGTGATACGCAAATTTATTTGAATATTGAAAATGTTCGCGGCACCTATCACAATGATGTTATCTACGGTGACGGTGGTACAAACATTATTTATGGCGGCAGTGGTCGCGATGATCTTTTCGGCAACGGTGGCACAGACATACTTTATGGGGAAGATGGACATGATCGCCTCTGGGGCGGTGATGGTAATGACCAGCTTTATGGCGGCCTTCTGAATGACCAGCTTTACGGTGGCAACGGTGATGATTATCTATACGGGGAATTAGGTAATGATTATCTCTTTGGAGATGCTGGCCATGACACACTCTTTGGTGCTGAAGGTAATGACCAGCTTACAGGTGGGGAAGGTAATGACAATCTCTGGGGAAGCGTTGGTAACGACATTCTTGATGGAGGCGATGGCACCGATACTCTGTACGGCGAAGACGGCGATGATATTTTGCGCGGCGGTGCTGGTACAGATTACATGTTTGGTGATGATCGCTTTTCCACGCCGGGATTTTCAAGTACAGGTAATGATGAGCTTTACGGGGAGGATGGTAATGACCGCCTTTATGGTGGTGCCGGTGATGACTTTTTAAATGGCGGTGCCGGCTCAGATGTCCTGTTCGGCGGCACAGGACGTGACACCTTCCATTACGGTGCGGACAGCCTGAACCAGTCTTTCGATTACATTATGGATTTCGAACCAGGTCCGAACGGAGACTATATTGACATCAGTGATGTCATTGATTATGGACCGAATGATGTCTTATCTGATTTCGTATGGTTCGAACGGACACATTACCATACACGCATGCATATCGACGCGGATGGCACAGGCCCGGAAGGCTCTCAAATCCTTACACAAATTCAAGACCACCGCGATCTTGACGTGGCCCAATTAATAGCCAACGGCCAATTAATAGTTTAATTATTATTTGCTTCGAACACGCCCAACAGCGTCATGCCATTGGCGCAATCCTTTTTCTACATTCTCTTTAGATATTTGCGGTACAAAACTTTTTTCTAGTTTCCAGCGATCCGCAATATCTTTTTCGTCTTTATATAGACCTGCCCCGAGACCTGCCAGATAAGCCGCGCCCAGCGCCGTTGACTCACTTATCTCAGGTATATCAATCTGTGCCTGCACAAAATCTGCCAGTGTCTGGCACATGAAGCTATTTGCGACCAGGCCGCCATCGGCGCGGATAGCTTTGATATCAAGCCCTGTATCCTGCTGCATTGCGTGGATGAGGTCATAGGTCTGATAGGCCTGTGCCTCAAGTGCCGCACGGGTAATATGCGCCTTAGTGGTTTCGCGGGTAAGATTGAGTATCGCTGCCTTGGCTCCCGGATCCCAATAGGGCGCACCAAGACCGGTGAAAGCAGGTACAAACATAACCTCATTGCTATCCTCAACGGATAAAGCAAGCGTTTCACTTTCTGGGGCCTCACCAAAAAGCCCCAGATTATCCCTTAGCCATTGGATGGCTGCGCCCGCCACAAAGATTGAGCCTTCAACTGCATATTTCGGGCCCTGTCCAATGTCATAGGCAATGGTTGTAACCAAACCATTTTCAGAAGATGGAATATCTTTGCCTGTGTTTATTAGCGCGAAACACCCCGTCCCATACGTGGATTTCACCATACCTTTTTCAAAACATGCCTGCCCGACTAAAGCAGATTGCTGGTCACCTGCCATCCCTGTTATCGGGAGCGTTTCCCCATCAATTATTTTATATGTCTCACCAAAATGCGCGGTGTTTATCTTCACCTTCGGCAACATGGTTTTAGGGATATTGAAGAGTTTCAGCAAATCCTCATCCCACTCACAATTTTGAATATTATAGAGCAAAGTACGTGACGCATTTGTAATGTCAGTTGCATGTTCTCGCCCGTCTGTCAGATGCCACAGAAGAAAACAATCGACTGTACCAAAAAGAAGAATGCCCTTCTCCGCCTCTTCCCTAGCACCATCAACATTATCCAAAATCCATGCTATTTTGGTGGCTGAAAAATAAGGGTCGATGATAAGACCTGTTTTTTCTGTAATCAGCTTTTCATGTCCTTCAGCTTTCAGCCTTTTACATGTCTCGGCTGTTCTCCTGTCCTGCCATACGATGGCATTATAGACAGGCTCACCGGTATCTTTATTCCAGACTATAGTTGTCTCACGCTGATTGGTAATACCTATTGTCTTGATGTTATTACCTTTTAAGGCAACTTCACGCCCGCAATTCAAGGTGTCCTCTACAATATCACGGGCATCCTGCTCCACCCATCCTTTATGCGGATAAAAAAGACTCAACTCCTTTTGTGATATTCCTTTTATAGCCCCACTCTCATCAAATAAAATAGCTCTTGAGCTTGTTGTGCCCTGATCTAATGATAGAATTTGAAATGACATATTTCATAGTCCCTTATAGTGATGTGTGTAATGCTCACGCAGTGCAGGCATATCCTGTGCCAATCCGGAGTACTCCTTCTCGCTCAAGAACAGACCTGTCTTAGAGCGCCGGAACAAGATATCTTCAGCTGTTTTCGCAAACTCAAATCCTATTAGATATCCAATTTCGGCCTCATACACACCCGCCCCGTAATATTTACCCATATTTTCCAATGTATTTATATTTTTTAGGAAAACATCCATGCGCGTACCGTAAGATCGGATGTAACGCTCCAGAATGTCTTTTGGTAGCCAAGGATATTTCTTGGCCTGGTCGGCGATAAAGTTTTGGCGGTTCTGATAATCAAAATCACCACCTGGTAACCTTCTTTTAGATGTCCAGCTATTCTTGTTTTTTGCCCGAATTGCCTCCCCTATCAAATTCACCGCTTTTTCGGCCAAAGAACGGCCGGTTGTGATTTTCCCGCCAAACACCGATAAAATCGGTGCTCCTTCATTATCAAGCACAAGTTTGTAATCGCGTGTGACGGCCTTATCACTTTTACCGCCCTCTTCCAGTAAAGGTCTTATACCGGAATAGGCCCACAGAATGTCATCAGGTCCAATCTTTCTGGTGAAGGCTCTGTTTGCTGCCGCACATAAATAATCAATTTCGCTTGATGATATACGAATATCACTTTGAGGGACTTCAACGCCTTCTTCAGTCGTACCTACCAAAGTAAATTCATTTTCATAAGGGATTGCAAAAACTATCCTTTTATCTTTTTGCTGCAGGATATAAGCGTGCTGCCCTTCATATAATCGTGGGACTATAATGTGTGAACCTTTCACGAGACGCGCCTCAGGTGTGTTTCCCGATACGAGCTTTTGCCTTTCCAGTAAATCCCTGACCCATGGACCGGCTGCGTTCACAATTGATTTGGCCGTAATGCAATATTCTTGATTGGCCATGGCATCTTTAACAGTGACAAGCCAGCGTCCGCCTTTTCTTTCGACTTTCTCCACGGATGTATATGTTCTTATATCTGCTCCCTTATCGGCAGCATCAACAGCGTTCAGAGTTACAAGCCTGCTATCATCCACCCAGCAATCGGAGTATTTAAAGCCGGCTTTATATTTGCTCTCAATTAACGGTTTTCCGTACTCACCACTTTTCAAAGACAAGGATTTGGATGAAGCCAGTAATCTGTCACGCTTTGCCAAATAATCATAAATATACAGCCCCAGCCTTATTAAAAGTTTCGGCCTGAGGTGTTTTTCATGTGGCAGAATAAAGTTCAGCGGCCAGATAATATGCGGCGCAGTTCGAAGCATGATATTCCGCTCCTGTAAGGCGGACCTTACAAGTCTAAATTCGTAATATTCCAGATACCTTAAGCCCCCATGGATAAGCTTGGTACTGGAAGATGATGTTTCCTGAGCCAGATCACCGCGCTCAAAAAGAACAGTGCGAATGCCACGTCCGGCAGCATCACGCGCGATTGCAGTACCGTTTATACCGCCGCCGATGACGCATATATCAAAATTCAAGGATCCTAAACTCATAGAACTTCAAAATATATCATAGTTGGCGTTTAATAAAGGCTCTTATCCCTTGATCTTATAAATAAAAAAGCTTTTTAGCTTGCATGGAAATATATTTTTGGCAGACTAATAACTGAGGGGCCTTTCCAGCCGGATTCAACTGATATTTATGCTTTAATATGCGTTCTGCCTTTGCAGTGCTTTTCGCCTGCTATTTTATCTTTATAAATTTACCTTGTGCGTTTGCAAAAACAGAAGCGACACAACTTAATACTGTTGAGACAGCGCGGACCTTACCTGAAAATTCTCTTTCTCTTCAATTCGATACATTACCACCATATTATAGTGGCTCAATCGGAGCTCAATTTTCTGACAGATTTTACATGCAGCTGCGCCAGACTGTCCAAACATCAAATATATTGGATGGAGGTAAGAAAGCCTTACCCGGTATGGATTTAAAGTTAAAGCTTTTCAATGAAACACATTTTACACCGCAAGTGGCACTTGGCCTTAAATCGGCCATCGGACATAAAAAGCAGGCCGGAGAGTATATAGCTCTTACAAAACGTTTTTACGATTTTGATGTGACAGGCGGCATGGCATGGGGCCGTTTGGGCAGTGCAGCTGATATAAAAAACCCGCTCCGTATTTTATCTGACAGTCATTTTGGAAAAGAAAGGCCTCTGGATGGCAACGACTCAAATAAAATGTCAGACTGGTTTACAGGCGAGGACGTTGCCTTTTTTGGGGGAGTGTCGTGGCAGACGCCTTATGAGCCGCTTAAACTCACTCTCGACTGGAATGGGGACGCCTACAAATCCGAAGAACAAACTATAGCAGGTTATGAGGGGCCTGACCGCTGGGCAATAGGCGCACAATACACCCCCTTCCCCTGGCTTGAGCTGTCAGGCGCCTATACAGGTGGTGATAAGTTCATGGCAAGAGCACGTTTTTTTGACACTCTCCCAACCCGCTCAAAAAAAGCATATAAGGATAATGTTCAATATAACCCTGTTCCCAGAAATATACTTTCTGAGCATAGCCGCCGCGAGCACCCTAAAACCCGGCTGGTGTTAGCGGATGGTGTTTCGACCCCGTATCAAATACGACAAAATGCCGATCTTTATCTGGCCGAAGCAAATGGCCAAAACATTGAGACACTTTCCATACAACCCGTTTATTTTGGCCTGCAAGGGCCCGATCTCATTCTTCCTAAACGTGGGCTTGATGCGGTACTAAATGGATCCGGCAGCGGAAATGAATTGTGGCATAGCATGGAGGTTAAAAAAAATAGCAAAGCTTTTTTAAAAAACTCCCCCTCTCTGCCACTTAGTCAAAATAAATACGGTTTAAAGTTGCAGCATGTGGAAGATATTACACAGGAATACAAAGCCTATACTCATCGTACATCTTTATTGGCTGAGGGCCGTCAGATTTTGCCTTTCAATCTGATTGCTGGCTTTGGTCTTCGCTCCACACTGTACAGCTCTATGCAAGATACTCCTGTTCTGAAAAGTTTTCCAAAAGATGCCGTTCGAAGCGACGAAATCCTCTATACTAAAAACCCCGTCAACATTGAACGTGCCTATCTGGCAAAATTAATATCACTCAATCCCGAAATTCACATGGGGGTCAGTGCCGGATATCTGGAAGAGATGTTTGCTGGTGCCGGTGGAGAGATATTATACCGCCCCTGGGACAAAAGATGGGCGATTGGCGCTGAAGGATGGCTGGTCAAAAAACGAGACGCAAAATCGAGTCTAGCACGCGATACCAAAGGTGATTTACTTCGCACAGGCCACCTTAATTTGTATTATGACATACCATATCAGAACCTCACTGCCTCAGTTAATGCTGGTTATTTTCTGGCAGAGGATATGGGAGCAAAATTTGAGCTTAGCAAAAGCTTTTCCAATGGGGCTAGAGTTGCAGGTTTTATCACTGTGACCGATGAAACGGACAAGGATGTGTTCGGCTCCGATATGGAATATTATTCAGGCCTTACAATATCTATGCCCTTTAATATTCCAAAAGCACCTGGCTACATTGACAAAATATGTTGTGAGACAGAATTACAGGTACGGCCTTTAGCCCGTGACAAAGGGCAAAAACTGGATAATCCCTTACCTCTTTACCAGATGTCTGAGCGAATATCTTCGCGTGAATTGAGAGAAAACTGGCAAGATATTGCCCCTTGAATCTAGTTCAGAAAAACAGCTTCCGCCATTTTATCGGCAATTTCGTTTGTAGGAAGATCTTCTTCCCGAGAACGTAAACATATTTCACGTGTGGTATCGCCAATTTTCTCAATTTTTGCGACCATATTTTCCCGGTTCATTTCATGTCCGAACGGGTTTTCACCTATTTGTGCATAATAGGCATAGGCAACAGCAATAATACCACCAGCATTCACCACATAGTCAGGTGTATAAATTATACCTTTGTCATGAAGAATCTTGCCGTGCCTGCGTTCTGCAAGCTGATTATTTGCAGCGCCGCAGATAACTTTTGCTTTAATCTCTGGAATTGTTTTGTCGTTAAGCCCTCCCCCCAGAGCGCAAGGAGCAAATACCTTTACATCTTGTCTATGCAAATTATCAGGAGACACAATTTCGACACTGGAAAACTCGCGCTTCGCTCTCTGCAAAGCATCATCGTTAATGTCAGCAAGTACAAGTTTTGCACCAAGCTCATCCAGATATCGCGCCAAAGAATAACCGACAGCACCTAGCCCTAAAATCCCACATTTGACCCCCGCAAGTTTATCACGCTCGCCAAATGCATTTGTAACATCCCTGACCGCACAAAAAACGCCTTGAGCTGTAAGCGGGGAAGGATTACCAGAAAGGGGTGATTTATCACTCGGGGGTAGTCCCGATACATAGCTGGTCGAATTGGAAATTGAGACCATATCTTCTTCGGTTGTTCCGACATCTTCGGCCGTCACATATAAACCGCCTATCTTCTCAAGCCCTTCCCCAAAAGCCTGCATCATTTCGGATGTTTTAGGTTTGTCAGGATTTGCAATTATAACTGATTTGCCCCCGCCAAGCGGCAAGCCTGCAAGTGCTGACTTATAAGTCATTCCGCGCGACAGGCGCAAAACATCGGAATGCGCGTCGGCCTCGTTGGTATAGGCATAATATCTACACCCCCCAAGGGCCGGCCCCAGATTGCTATTATGGACTGCAACAAATGACAACAGCCCTGTCGCTTTATCTTCCATTCTGAAAATTTTTTCATGTCCATCAAATTCAGTATGATCTGATAAATCGATTTCTGTAACAGCCGTCATAAATATCCTTTATTTGTATAAAGGGTATTGTGCAGCATTTTACGCCAAAAAAAAACCGTCTTTAAAAAAAGACGGCTAAGAAGTTTACGGGTACCAGAATGGAACTTTGGAAAAACTAACTAAACTACATACTAACTAAACTTTAAACTGTAATCCTTTTTGCGGATTATGTTGTTCTTGTGGGCTCTCTCTAACCTCACCCTATATATTCAATTTACATAAAATTTTACGTAAATGCAAGATCTTTTTGCTTTTATTTGGAGAGAGATTCAATTAATCCATGTATATCAGAAGGATAGCCTGATGAAAAACTCATGTCTTTTTTTAGAATCGGGTGCTCAAAGAACAATTCCTTTGCGTGAAGCGCTTGTCTTTTAAATCCGGTAACAACTTCAGTTATATCTTCGTCCCATCCGCCCCTTTTTAATGCGCCTTTTACCGCCGTGGCTTGTGGGCCATAAACAGGATCACCCAATACGGGCAACCCCTTTTCCTGCATGTGAACTCTGATTTGATGGGTTCGCCCCGTTTCCAGCCTACACTCGACAAGCGCAAAATTGTCTCTGAAAATATCCAGTGTTTTATAATTGGTGACAGCATCACGACCACCATATCTTAGGACTGCCTGCTTCATACGGCTTTGCGGGTGACGGCCTAAAGGCTTATTTATTGCCCCGGTTGGTGGCACAGGGACATTCAATACTATGGTATGATAAATGCGACCCATTGTTTTTTCCGATAACTGCTCTGACAATCCTTTATGTGCTGCATCATTTTTTGCAACCACCATAACACCGGATGTGTCTTTATCGAGACGGTGAACTATGCCTGGCCTTTTGACCCCACCTATCCCTGATAGGCTGTCTTTACAGTGGAATAAAAGGGCATTCACCAAAGTCTGGTCTGCATTCCCAGCGCCAGGGTGAACAACCAGCCCTGCTGGTTTATTTATAACCAGAAGGTGTTCATCTTCGTAAATGATGTCGAGAGAGATATTCTGGGCCTGTGGGGTATCATCAACCGCTGCAGGAATACGAACCTCTAAATATGTACCAATATCGTCGCTCAGTTTCTCTGAAGGTTTTTTAAAGACACGCGTCTCACTTCTTACCTGCCCTTCCAGTATCAGGGCTTTTAACCTTGTGCGCGAAATATCAGGCAAATTTTCTGACAAGACCTTATCCAAACGCTCGTCCAGATAGGTCACCGTTTCATCAAGATCAATCCTGTATTTATCAAATGTAGTACTCATAGTGACCTTAATAACAGGGGTTTTCTTTTTTGAATAGCTCTGGAATTGCGGCAATCCAGATATCTTTTTTATTTTGCGCCTGTTCGGGTGTGGCGTTATCAGCCAATCTGTTTTCCGCCGTGGCGATTAAAACAGTTGAATTGCCAAATCTGCTTAGGGATGGGCGCGCGGTCAGTGACAACCCTCTCCCTTCTGAAAAAACATGCTCGCCTGTAATGTCACCTTTTGTATTTAGAAGAATTACTCTTGCATAGCCTCTCATATTGGAACGGCCTTCACTCTCAACGGGGACGGCTAGCCGTCCGACATCATCAATCAAAATTTCATTGGAATACAGGGCGGCATTATCGGACTGAATAAATCTTTCCCATAAAGTTTCCCCGCTTCTATCTAACAAAGTAACCCAGACTGCTTGCTGGCCTTCCGGCAATGGTAAGGCTTTACCAACCGCGAAGAGGCGGTCTTTGCCATCTTTTTCTAAAGACAAAATCTCAGCGGCCTTGCCGCGAGGAATAGGCTTTTGCCAGTCCAACGCTCCATTTTGCGTAAAATGTGTCAGGAGTGCCATATTTCTACTGCCTGAGTACATGTCTCCGCCGAGGTAAAGACTGCCATCTTTTGCCATCACCAATGACTTAATATTTGTCTGGCTGCCTGTGCGGATTTCACGCTTCCAGATTGTGTCCAGTTTTGAAGACAATTTGTAAAGCGTTGAGAAACTGCTGTTTCGTGAAAGCGACTCCTGATTAGTTACCACAAATAAGCTTGAGCCATCCCCTTCAATCACATCTGTAACAGATGTTTTGTATCCTTTTTCCAGAAAATTTTTCCTCTGCAACAAGGTTCCTTTTTCGTTTATAACGGAAAGTGTGGACGAATTATCAACCCTGTCCGCCAAAACATAGGCGCGACTGCCCAAAGTTTTCACGTTACGAATAGATTTAATATTGGCTACAGGAAACTCTGATTGCCTGACCAGGCGGCCATTTCTGTCGAATGCTGTAAGGGTTACAGTATTATTATCGCCCTCTTCTCTGTTTAAACCTATGACGGTATTACCAAGGGCAAAAACGGCGAGCGCCTCATCATTCTGTGCACTTCCATACATTCTGCGCCAAACAACACGACCGCCAAATGACGGCTTGTCCAGTCTGATAATTACTTTTCCCGCTGCTTCGCAACCCTGTCCTGACTTCACCTCATTGTCTTGTGCATAAGAAGCGGATGACGCCAGATAAAAAGTAAAAGCAGCCGCATAAATAAAAAACAAAATATACTCTGAATATTTCATGACTTTACTCTATCATTTTCTGAAAAGGGAATATAGAGTCACAGTTGTTATGTCACATATTCTTTTAGCAGAAGATGATAGCGCTATGCGCGATTTTCTAAAGCTTGCCCTCGAGAAGGCCGGCTTTACAGT